TTAAGCACTTGCGCGGCCTCCACGGCGTGTCTTTTTCGGCTGCTGTGTCCCGGTTGTTGCCCCGGTTCCAGCGGCCGTTTGCTTTTTGTCTGGATCGAAGAGCATCACTTCGCGCAGCGTTTCGGGATCGTGGCTCTGATACCGATCGACCGTGCGCGGGTCTTTCCACTGGCCGCCGAACATCACGTCTTGGCGCGGCAGTCCCTTCCGCTCGGTCGCCCAGAGGCGCCGGTACGGATGGAAGTCGCCGCCTTCGATAGCGTCGAGCTTGGCCAGCGCCTCGGTGCGCTCGAGCAGCTCTCGCGCGTACCAGCGGCTCCATGCCTTCTTGGGTGACTTGGTCGACGGGAACACCGGCCCGGAGAACGCCACGCCGGCCGCGTCGAAGGCATCGCGGAGCGCCTTGGGCATCGGGATCCACTCCTGCATGCCTTCCTTGTCGTTCTCCCAGCGCTTCAGGATCTGGCCGTGCGGCGCCAGCTTGCTCTTCTTGCGGTCGATGTCGGCGCCATCGATGAGGCAGATGGCCGAGATTCGCCACCCGAGGTAGCGCACGCAGGCGAGCTGCAGCGGGAACCGCGGGTGCACCAGGTGCGCGTGCTCGAGCAGCTTGGCGGCGCGCGCAGCGCTGGCCATGGGGCGGAGCTGGGACGTCACCTCGGGGCGCTTCGTGCCACGGAGCGGATTGCTCTTGAGCAGACGCGCCTCGTTGTAGGCCCAGCTGAAGACGCTGAGGAGCCACACGATGTCGGCGTCGACGGTGCGGGGCTTCACCTTCTTCTGCAGGTTGATGCCCTCCACCACGATGGCGCCGGCGGTACGGGCCGACACGAACAACCGGACGTGCGCTGGCGTGACGGCCAGCGCGCGCAGGTTGGGCCCGAAGGTGAGCGTCTCGGTACCCTCTTCGACATCACCCGCACGACGGCGACGCTTCGCACCAGTGATCATGGCCGGCGGGGCCGTGAAGAACGACAGCCACATCACGCGTCGGCGTTCGTCTTCCTTGGGTTGCTGGCCCTTCTTGTGGGCACTGACGGTCACGGCGTAGCGGGCGAACACCTCACGCACCGTGATGGCGTCACGGGCGCCTGGCGCGCCGCTCTCACTCGCGCGCACCTCTGCCAACTGGCGCGAGAGTTCGCGCGCCTGCTGCTGGGCCCGACGCTGATCATGATGGCCGAGCGCCTTATCGGTCGCGCCGCCATCCGCCTTGGTGAAGCGCAGCACGAGCGACCCGCGGGAGCGCTCCACCACCTTCACGGTGTTGCCGTAGTCGCCGACTTTGTACAGCACCTTCCCGGTGGGGCTCATCACCGGCCTCCGACAGCGAGCAGCATGAGATCGGGGCCGCGCTCTTTGCGGTAGCCGGGCTTCACGGGCACGGCACTGCGGAGGATGCGCGGACGACGCTTGTTGCCGTAGTTCTCGATGCGGCCGTCCTTGATCATCTTGCCGAGCGCGTCCGCGGTGAACCCGCCGATCAGCGACGCTTCGGCGAGGCTCACCGTATCGATCGCCGCCTGCTTCTGCGCTGCCTCGAGCTCCTGCGCACACTCCCGCAGCACGTGCGCCACGGGCGGTGCGTAGGCCTCCAGCGCGGCCGCGCGTGAGCGCCACTTCTCCAGCAGGTCAACCATCAGCCCTCTACTTTCGGCAAGGTGGCGTGACGAAACAGGTGCACGCCGTAGGCGAGCGTGGCACAACCTTCGCACCACAGCTCACACAGGACGAACAGTGGGGTGGTACGCGAGACCACGGGCACCGGATGCATGCCCGTCGTCGGCGCCTCGTGGCAGAGGAGGCACCGTAGCACGCCATTGCGTGGCACGGTCTTATCCATGGTGCGTGGCCTCGGGATGCTGGTGCCGAGCGGCGCGCGCAGCAAACCGTTCACGGTCGACGGCGGACTTCCGCACGGCACGGACCCGTGCTAGCGCCAGCCGAGCCCCGGCAATGAACGCGATGACCACCGTGGCGATCATCACCGCGCGCAGGAACCATGGCGCGAGGCTCATGCGGCCACCGCCGCGTCGGGCAGGAGGAACACCTGTATGCGCCACCGACGGCCCGTCTGGTGCTCCTGGCGCAGTTCGACATCCGCCATGCGGCGCGCGTGGTACAGCACCAGCTCCTTGCTGCAGCCCAACACCTTGGCGATCGCGGCGGGGTCGCTCTGTCCGGCCCGCAGCTGCTCACGGAGCTGCTCGTGGCGCACGGTGGCCGGCTGCGGCTTCGTCTGGCGGTAGCTCCGTCCTTTGATCCGTGGGCTCATACCGGTGCGGCCTCCTCGAGAGTGTCTGCGGGTGTGAGTAAGGGGTGCCCAGGGCACCCGGTCTCGTAGCTGAATCCTTCGCAGGGCTGCGGCGTCAGTGGGATCACGCGCCAGCCCTTGGCCAAGCAGTCGTACAAATGCTCGCGCGCTTCGTCAGCCGAGAGTGCGCGACCGGTGTCATCCGTGAACATCCCCTTCAGCTGGCTCTTGCCCCAGCGGAGCGCCCCGCGGATGTCGAGGCACATGTGCACTGTCGAGCGTGGCATGGCTATCTCCGCTTACGGTTGAGGGCACTGAGCGCATCGGCTCGGCTGGGTGAATGAGGCATGGACCACTCGACTTCTTGGATGGCGTCATCCCATCCCTGCTGGTAGGCGGCTGCGTCGTCGTCCTCCTCGTCGTCCTCCTCGTCCTTCGAGAGCAGCGATCCGAGCCTGCCACCCTCATACAGCACCTTCACCAACTGGATGGTCTCCTCGGGTAGCTCCTCGAAGGCCAGCAAGTGCGCGACAGAGGGGCTCATGCGGTGGCCACCTTCCGCGGCCGCCCACGGCCACGCTTCACCACCGGTTCCGCTGGCGCATCATCGGTGTCGTCGCCGGCGGCGGCGTTCTTCCCGCGACGCGTGGCCTTGGCGGGCGCGTCTCCCTTCTCCGCGTCCTTGCCGATCTTGTGCAGGTCGAGTCCCGTGAGTGCGCCAATGGCCTCGAGACGTTCCGGCCGACGCGGGCTGTGGCTCTCGACCAACGTCTCATAGCCGAGCGCGCAAAGCACGAGGCCCTGCGTGAGCTGCATGACGGTGCGGTCCGGCGACCGCGCCCACGCCTCTAACCGATCGCGCTTCCACCCAAAGCCGAGTTGCTGGCCGTCCGCCTTGGGCGCTTCGGTGTCCAGGTTCAACAGCTGCAGCATCCGGTGGATCACGTCGACGTTCAACTCCCGGAGCACCGCGACGAACACCTCCACGAGCCACGGCAGGGAGCTGAGGGAGCCGAACGGGACGGTGTAGAGCACCGCGCGGATCTGCGCGTCGCGAGCGCGCTGGGTCTTCTCGCGCTGCTTCTTGATCTTCGCCTCCTGACGCTTGCGCTCGGCGTTCCAGTCGCGCGCAGGAGCGGTCGGCGCGGTGTCTGAATCGTCGTCGTCGTGCTCGTCGTTCTTCGTCGCGCGTGTGACCTTGCCGCGCTTCAGTTCGAACAGTTGGTTGGCCTTCGCCTCCCAGCACGTGCGATCGAGACACGCGTCTTCGACGTCGGTCAGCTCCGCAAACAGCAGCGGTTCGGCCGAGCGACGCTTGGGGCACGTGGTGCAGGCGCCAGCCTCCGGCAGCAGCGACTCGTCGTTCAGATCCCACTGTGCTGCGGAGAGCTTGCGGTACACCTCGTGCGCCATGTGGCGCTTGAGCTCCTGCAGGGACGGCGTCTCGATCGGGTTCCAGTAACGGACACGTAAGGCAACCTCGGTATCCGCGAACGCGAAGCCGTCTTCTGGCGCCTCGTCGTCAGCGTCGCCCGGCGCGTCTTCGGCATCGGCCGACGCCTTGCCGGCGATACCGGTGGCCAGCTGCTCGAGCGCCGCCGGCTTCAGGTTCCACAGCTCTTCCAGCACCTCCGCCTGGGCGGGGGCGGCGATCTTCGCGAGCTCGATAGCGTGCGAGACCGGCACGTACCCGAGGCGGACGGCCTCCCGTGCGGCCGTGCCCAGCTGCAGCAGGCGGATGCGGCTGGCGACGTACGTGATCGACTTGTTGATCTTGTCGGCCAGGCTGCTGACGTCGTAGCCCTGCGACAGCAGCTCCTCGTAGCCGATGGCTTCGTCGAGGGGATCGAGGCCTTCGCGCTGCAGGTTGTCGAGGTGCATGATCTCGAGGAACTCGCGATCGGTCATCTCGCGCACCTACGCCGGAATCGCCTGCAGGCCGGCGAGCTGCGCAGCGCGGAACCGCCGGTGGCCAGCGGCCAGTTCGAAGCGCGTGCCGGCGTCGAGCTCGCGCACGATGACTGGCGTGATCACCCCACGCTCGGTGATGGAGTCCACCAGCTGCTGCAGGGCGTCCGCATCGAAGCGCTTGCGGGGATTCCGCGGGCTCTCGACGATGACCGCGACGGGCAGAGCTGGCACAAACGTGAACGACGCACTCATGGGAGATCCTCAGCGATGGGGGCGACGGCGTCGCGGCGCGCGCGCAGTACGTGGTCGATGGCGGCCGCGAGGCGCGCGTAGGTGATGCGACGGTTGGGGCGATCGGGGCGGGTGATCCACGTGGCCACGCCGCGCAGGATCCCATCCGGGCAGTAGCCGATGGGCTGTCCACCCATACCTTCGAAGTCGTTGGGCTCGCCGGGGAGCGTGATCGCTTCGGCATTGGCGAGCGTGCCGAACTCGATGCGCGGTTCGATCTCCATCTTTCCCGTGGCGGGATTGTGCACGAGCACCGCCGACACCGTCTTGCCGGGGTGGAGACCCGCGCGCACACAGAACCGGAGGAACTCCTTGAGCTGCGCCTCACCCACCGCCGTCATGGCGGCGTTGCTCAGGGCCAGCACCACCAACGGCATCCGGAGCAGATCCGGGTGAATGCGCATCCGCTCTTCGTGCGCGACGTCCGCCACGGCCGCATCGACGCGGCGGCGGAACTGCTCCAGCTCTTCCGAGACCCGAGGGGTAGCGGTGCTCATCGACGGCTCAGCTTGTACAGCTGCTCGTTGTCCCGCTCCAAATGCGCGACGCGCTCTTCGAGCGTGCGGATGCGTTCGGCCTGGCGCTGGTTCTCGCTCATCATCGCGCGCATCACGAGGACCGGCACCGTCTTCGACTGGCGGTTGGCGATCAAGCAGTTCGCAACGAGCTTGGCGTACTCCGCATTCTCGGCCGGGCTCGCGTCAGCATCGAAGGCGAGCACCCGCGCTTCGCGTACATCGCGAGGACCCGGGTACCGCGTGGGCGGGATCTCGGAGCGCTTGAGCAGCTGCGTGAACGACTGGCCGGAGTCGAGCGCGACGTACACCACCTCGCGCACGTTGGCCAAAGAGGCGGGACCATCATAGGTTGAACGGAGCGGGTATCCGTCCCCGCGCACGTCGCAAGGCGTGGCCCTCGTCGAGCCTTCCACCTCGGCGGGGGCGCTTTGCTTTTGGGGCGCTCGGGTCGTGATCATGCGCGGCAGAGGGCAGGGCGTGAGGAGGCATCGCGGCGAGCAATCAGCACGTCGCGGCGCGCGGCGATGAGGCGCGCGCAGAGGCGTTGGGTTTCACTGAGGTGCTGCGTGGTCTCGGCGATCGCGGCATCGAGCGCGGAGAGGTCGCGCGTTTCAATGGCGCGCAGTGCGGCGGCCTGGGCGACGTCGGCGTCGGCCTGCTCTTTCGTCTCGCGGGCCCAGTGTGCGGTGAGCGACTCGACCGGCAACGCACGCAGCGAGCAGATCCAGCCGGCGACGTGCGCGGCAAAGGCAAAGAAGCGCACGTCCGTGACCTGTGGCGACGCGGCGATCGCGCGCACCGCAGCACCGACGGTAGCGATGCTCATCGGGCGCTGGTCTTCCTTGCGGCCGATCTCGTAGAACAACTCGCGCGGGGCGGGGACCTGCGGGCCGCTGTGCGCGACGAGGTCAATCTCCGTGCGGAGGAACTGGTCGAACTCCAGCCCCGTGGCGCGCAACTGGGCGCGCTCCGCTTCGCGTGCGCCGCCGGCTTCCACACCGCGGCGCTTGGTCTGTGTTTTCATCTTCCGTCTCCAAGGGGATATTGCAGGTGCGTGCGAGAGGCACGCGGGGGAGGTGCTACGCGGCGGCCGCGTTCAGTTCCGGAGGGAAGAGATCGTCCAGCGGCACTCCGCAGGCTTCGGCGATTGCCTCCTGCACGCGCCGAGACGTGGATCGTCCGGTGATCACCTGCGAAACCGCCTGCTTGGTGATCTCAAGGCGTTCCGCGATTTCCAGCCCGGTTACGCCCGCTTCGAGCATTGCCACCTTGCGACGCGTGATTAGTGGCGCAACCTTGCTTGACCGGTCTACGTGTGGATTCTCGTTGGGCATTCCGATGCTCGGTTGGATTCCCTGTTCGCCGGTACAGCTTACCGGTTGACCGGTACAGTACCGGTTTACCGGTAATCTGTCAAGGACCACTTCGCCACATGCCCGAACAGTCCGTCTCTCAGCAGGTCGGTCGTCGCATCCGTGAGGCGCGAGAACGCGCGAAGCTCACGCAGCAGCAGCTTGCCGATCATGTCGGAGTTACCAAGAACACCGTGTCGGAGATCGAGCGCGGGCGTGATACGAGCGTCGCCCTACTTGCTCAGATGGCGCAGGTGTTGGGTGTGGCGACCGCGGATCTCGTGCATGTGCACGAGATGACGCCGCCTCCGGCCGAGGGGGCGTCATTCGACTACTGGGTGGGGAGGTGGGAGCAGCAGACTATGCACTTCCGTCGACTCCTCGCCGACCAAGAGGAGCTGCTCTCCGTCATGAAGGACCGGTCGAACCTGGGTGCCGTCGCGCGAACCACAACACCCGTCGAGATCGCTAGGCAGACCGCGTCAGTAGAGCTTTTTGGGACCGCTCCGCCATCTGAATCTTCCCGTCCAGAAACAGGTGGAGCAGATCTGAATAGACCACCTTCTCCGCCCGGTAGCCGTGGCGCACGCACTGGTCCAGTGACGACGTAAAAACGATCAAGGTGTGCGTCGGATGCCCCGGCCACACTGTAAGCACATCGCCAGCTGCGGCGGGGATCGGATTCATGAAGGGCCGCAGCACGCGGCAAACAATCGAAGGGGCGTCGAGCATCGCAGTCAGTAGCAGGTTCGGCAGTAAACCGAACCGAAGGATAGCCGAACATCTGACAATCGGCAGAGCTTGCCAGTAACTGAAACGGACGCCAGCGGCCCAAGCGCTGCGCGGCGCTGCTTCACGCGCTATAAGTGACGAACCGGCGACAGGCGCCGGGACCAAAGTGGAGGATGCGATGCGAATAGCTTTGCGAGTTGCGGCAATGGGTCTACTGATCGTCGGTGCTCCCGGATGTCGTGAGTCGAACGAATCGGGCGAAGCGACCCAGCGCCGGGTTCTTGCAACGTTGGATTCTCTCAATCGGGCGGAGAACGCCGAGCGGCCGTTCGAATCGGCCACGGTAGCCGTTGGTGATTCTACCGTGTTGGTGCAATTCGACCTCGAGTGCACCGACCGCGCGGAGACCCTTGCCACATTGCTTCTGCTCGGACCTGATGCGGGTAGCGCATTCGTCTCTACGATGGCCTCGCCAGTCACCACGCGGGTTATCACACAAGTCGACTCGTTCGCCCCAGTCGATGAGCGCTGGCGTGTTGGCGGCATAGGCGATGTCGTGGCTTACTCACCTGCGCCCGTGACTCTCGGCCGCCGAATGGAAGGTGCGAAGCGGCTGCGCATCTCGTTCTGGCCGTATGGCGGTGACTCGACCATGATCGAGCTTGACGTGAGTAGCGCTACCGCGCGCCTGCGCGAAGCCGCACGTGACTGCCGCTGGCCACGGTGAGCGCGCGCAAATGAAGCAATCCCCCGTCCGCTATCCAATACCCTTGAGGAGAACCCTTGTATGACCAAGCTACCTGTGCGTGTGGCTGAGCGGCTGTCGACAGGCCTGAAGCGCTATCAGCCCATCCTCGCGGCCGCGAGAGCGCGGGATATCAACGAGTCGGACACCGTGGTAATCGTGGCGGACATGCTCCAGGACATCTTTGGGTACGACAAGTACGCCGAGCTCACGTCGGAGTTTGCGATTCGCGGCACGTTCTGCGATTTGGCCGTAAAGCTCGACGGGCGCCTCACGCTGCTGCTCGAGGTGAAGGCGATTGGATCGGAATTGAAGGAGCCGCACATCAAGCAGGCCGTGGACTACGCTGCCAATCAGGGCTGCGAGTGGGTGGTGCTCACCAACGCGCGCTGCTGGCGTGCCTACCGGGTGCACTTCACGAAGCCGATCCAACACGAGCTGGTGCTCGACATTGTTGTGGATGGCCTCAGTCCCAAGAAGGACGCCGATCTTGGCTTCCTGTGGCTGCTGTCGAAGGAAGGGCAGGGGAAGTCCGGGCTCGATGAGTATCACGCGCAGCGCGAGGCGCTCAGTCGGTTTACCCTGGGCGCTCTACTGCAGACGGACACGGTGCTGTCAGTCCTTCGGCGGGAGCTGCGGCGCATCAGCCCCGATGCGCGAATTGACGAGAGCGAGATCCTTGAGGTGCTGACGAACGAAGTCCTCAAGCGCGAGGTGCTCGACGGCGAGAAGGCGACGGCGGCGCGAAAGCTGGTTGCGCGCGCGGCAGCTCGGGCGTTGCGAGCGCCGAAAGAACCGGCGGCTTCCGCCGTTGTCGAGAGCGGCAACTAGTGCCCGACTCGTGCTAAATCAGACATTTCTTGCTTGGGCGTCGCTGATCGGTACAGTCGTATCGGTTGTGGGTTTTGGTGTTGCCATCTGGCAGCTTCGTCGCACAGCCAAGGCGGCCAAGGCCGCAGAGCTCGCGTCGACTCTGGCACGGGCGGCAGTGTCCGAAAGCGTGTTGTTGACCGAGTTGGCTAGTTGCATCAGAAGCATAGAGGAGATCAAGGCGCACCTGCGGACCAATAGGCTGGAATCGGCGCTCCTGAGAGTCATCGACACGCGGTCAAGTCTCGTACAGTTTCGCAGTATGCAGAAGTCCGCGCAGTTAAGGCAGGCCGTTCTCGACGCGCTCACGCAGCTCGCGGAACTTCGGGATCTTCTTGAGGGATCGCTTGCCACCGGGAGAAGCGAAGTTGACACGGTTGAGGCAATCCGCGCGCTTTCTGGTTCGTCTGACGTCCTGAACGAATGGCTCGGAAACGCCAAGTATCTCACAAAAGGAAACACCCATGATCCCTAACCAGTATCGAGAGCTCTTTGACGTTCTCGCAACGAAGACCACTCGCGGTGAGGTGAACTGGACAAAGTCTGTTCGTCGCGACGCATATGTGGTGAGCTTTGCACAATTCGGATTATCGATGTACCTCGGCAACGATGAACAGGGCAGTACGTTTATTCTGTTCAAGTTGATCAACGATCAGCGACAGGACGCAGATAGCTTCTTTATCGATGAATCCGAGGCCGAGTGGGAAGCCGCATTCCAGCTCTACAGTGGCGCGAAGCGCAAGGCGCAACGCATCGATTTAACCATCGACAAGGTACTTGAAGAGTTGAAAAAACCCGGGATAGTCGGCGAGGCACCTCAAGGTGACGAAGACGATTCGCTCCCCTTTTGAAATCCCATGATCGCGGTAGTCACTTTTTAAGGCGGCTGAGATGCTTCGACCCACGTCGACAGGCGGCACTCTACCGAGGTGTCCTACTCGTCCAATCGCTAAGGTGTTTTGCAAGGAGCGAACGCTTTCGCTGTTTGTCCATGTTGTCACCAACGAGGGCCGAAGTTACGCACCAGCCAATCGAACGCGGCCACGCGCAGTCGCCACAAGCGCCCCTCTCGCGCTTCCTCGAGGCTCTCGCGCAACAGCTGGTGCGCGAGAGCACTGGGGATAATCCGAGTGGTCACGTGGTAGTCATGCTGCATCGCCGGCCGACGATACGCCGGCGTCAGCGGACTGCCGATCAATCCCCAGCTCCACGCCGGTGAGGTCAGACCGTCACTGCGTGTAAGGCGCGGCGTGATGTGCTTCACGCCACGACGGTCGACGTAGCCAAGGTTCTCCGGCAGTTCGACGTCGCGTGTACCCGGCAGCAGGTGCATGACCGGGTCGTTCAGCCAATATCCGCGGCGTTCCGAGGCGGTCACTCGAAGTAGCCCTTGAGCGTGACCATCCCCTGCACGATCTGCGAGGCGGTCGCCGTGCCGACCGGCACACGCAACATCACCACGAGGAAGCGTCCGGGGTTCGTGACCATCGGCCCGTTGGCGAGATCGACACTGATGGCACGATCCGCGCGGGCGCCAATCGGCGCGCCCACCGCCAGCGTCTGCGCGCCAAGGCCGATCCGTCGATTGCTGGCGGTCACCAGCGTCGCCGCTACTTGGTCCGCCGACAGACCCCACACCATCAGCGTCGGCGTCGTCGCCACGGCCGCACCCGTGTTCCAGGTGTCAATCTCGACGCCCGTGCACACGAAGCTGTACGGCGCCGGCACCTGAAAGCCGAAGAGCGCGAAGTCGGTCGCGGCGCCACCGGGCGCGGCAAACTGGAAGAGGCCGCCGAGCGTGCCATAGCCCGCCGTGGTGTTGCTGAGCGCCGCCGACGCGGGCGCCGCGCTGTTGGTCCACTGCGCGGCCTGAAGGATGGTCGAGGGATTGGTCGCCGAATCCAGTCCCATGTGTGCCGCCATCTGCGGCCACGACTTGTTCTGCGCCGTGTCCAGCAACAGCACGTCGAGTGACGTGAGAATCAGCGTGGCTGCCGAAGCGGGCGCCGTCGGGAAGTGCAGGCGCGCAAACGCCGAAAGGCGTGTCGCGTCCCACAGGCGCGCTTGCGTCACCGGCAGTTGGATCCGCCGTTCGGCCACGAGCACGCCGGTCGACGTATCCTGCACGCCGAACCACGCTTCATCGTCATCAAGAATGACGTCAAACGTGTAGAAGTTGTTTTGCCAACCGCTGCCCAGCGAGACGGCCGTGCCGGTGACATCCGTGCCGTTGAACGTCAACACCGGCTGCACGACGCCACCGGCCGTGACCTGCCAATATGCGCCCACCGCCGGCGAGTTCACTTGCGCGGCGGGATTGCCGAAGCCGAGCTCCATCACCGCGTTGGCGACGTGTCCGAGGCGCGCCCGCGCCTTGAAGTGCAGGGGCGCCCGCTGGAGCTTGACGAATCGGCGGTTGGTCGTGACGAGCGCCGCCGCTGCGGCCGTGGTGATGTTGCTCGCGTTGAGATTGAGCCCACCGGCCAGCGTCTGCGCCTGCGTGAACGTCGTGGTGGCCACCGTGAGGCGATGCGTCGCGATGGTTGTGCCTTCGAACGGCTCGCTGAACATCGTCGTGTTCGTCGCCAACCCGACGTTGCCCATGCGGTCGGTGCGGAGCGCCCGATAGGTGTCGTCGTTGAGTCCGCCCATCGGCAGGAACTCGTCACCCACCGCGCGGGCCTCGCCATGGCGGCGAGAAATCGCGACGCCGCTCGAGTCGTACAGAACGACACGCCCGCTGCCGTCGTCGCCGTTCCAGTTTTGTCCGCCTACTTGAATCAAGGCCATGGGATTATCCGAGGAAGAGCGTGAAAGTGTAGACGCCGGCCACTGGACCGGAGACGGCGGATACGAATGCTTCGATGGTGTCGGCGGCGCTCACTCGCGCCGCGCAGACGAAGTGGTCCAGCTCGAGCGTGTCGCCTTCGCTGGCCGATGCCTGCATGACCACGGGGCGCCCGGTGGTGACGGGTGTGGTGATTGTGAATCGCTTTGCGTGTACGGGCGTGACGCCGAAATCGAGGGCGACATTGACGGCGGTGAGCCCGCCGCCGCCGCCACCCGCAAACGCCGATGCCCCACCGCCAACGCCTTCGCCAACGATGTCGCTCAGCGCCTTGGGCATTACCCGAGCACCACGACGCGGAACGCATTCAGCGCAGGCGCGGTCGCGAAGCGAATCGTGACGCTGTTCACGGTCGTGGCTTCGCTGTCGACCAGCACGAGGTCAAAGGCGCCAGACGTGCGGAACACCTGCACCTGCACGTCCCGCGTGTTCAGGTTGTGCGTCACCGTGTATTGCGTGGCGCTGCCGTCGCCGATGGTCTGCACGAACTTTCGGAGGCGTCCCGACCACGCCGCGAGCTTTGCAGGCGTGACGATGCGGGCGTCATCGACGCCGGCATCGGTCTCCGCTTGCGTGGCGATTTCGGCGACCCCAGCGCTGACTTCACTCGCGGCGCCCGCCGACGTCCCAAACGACACCCAGCTGACGGCGCCGGAGCCGAGCGTGAAGTTGACGGCCGTTTGCCGGAACGATGCGCCGGCGCTCGTGCCCTCTTCGACGGTCAACACGGCCTGCTCCAACTCGGCGGCGGTGCTCGCATCGAGGGCGCGCGTCATGGGTACGGCGGCGCCGTTCCAGATGTACACGCCGTTCTCGGCGCCGGTCGACTGCGCCCGCACGAGCACGCGGTCATTCGCGGTCATCGTGACGCCGTCCACGCTGGCGCCCGGACTGGCGAGATTGATGTTCGCCTGCGTGGCGACGCGCGCACTGTCCTTCCACGCGAGGCCCTCGACCGCACTGTCGACATAGGCCTTCGTGGCCGCGTCCTGCGCAGACGACGGATCCGGCAGGTTGACCGGCTTCGCGACGCCGGCGAAATCGAGATTGGTCAGTACTTGCTGTGCCATGATCGGCTCTGAGCTGAAGGATTAGGAGAGCCGGGCCACGCCGGCGATGGGGACGGCGAACGTGACGGTCAGCGTATTCTCGCTGAGGTGGGTCACGGTCCCGACAAGCGACTGGCCACCCGTGGTGAAGCAGCTGACACCTGGGCGATAGCCGAGGTTGTGCGCGATCGTCCACGTGGCGCTCGCTGAGGGCTGCTCGAACGAGAACCCGGAGGCCGGACCGGCAGGCCCCACGAAGCCGATTGGGATCAGCTCAATGAGAGGCGCCTCCTCAAGCAGCTCCACGGTGATCGGCGTCGATGAGAACACCTCGACTTCGACACCGTCCTCGGTGAGCTCGACGATGACATCGCTCATGGCAGTCCTCTCGTCACCGGCTGTGCTACGCGAATGCGCAAGCGAAACCCGAGGTGCTGAGGCGTGGCGAGGTCTGTACGCACAAAATCGACGGACACCTCGCGAAGCTGCCAATTGCTCGAGTCACTGGCGGGCAGCACCACTTCGATGGTGCTATCGTCGACGCGTGTGATCTTGCTGTTGGCGGTACTCAGCACCGCCAAGATGTCTGGGCTCTGGCGCGTGGCACGTACCTGGGCGGTAAGCGCCACGCCGGCCGGGAACAGTGCAGGGGACGCCACCGCCCGAATGCGCTGGCGCCACTCATATCCCGCGATGATCGGTCGGTTCATCCGACTGCATCGACACCGACCGACGCCTCGTTGAAGGTGGCCGGGATGTTGACGGTCCCCACGCCGGGGATCGTCAGCACGATGCGATTGTTGGCGAGATCCTTCTCGATACCATAGCCGTCGGCGCCGTTCGCCGCGCGCACGATCGCGTTCACCAGTGACGTGATCGCGCCAGCGGCAAGCGCCATCTGGGAGCCGACGGCCGCCGGTGATGCTGGAAGGTTATCGGTCTTCGCTTTGATTGCGGCGACTTCGGTGTCGACGGCCGCGAGAATGGCTGCGATCTCCGTGTCGAGGTAGCCTGCGACGGTGGTGAGCGCCGCCGAGGTCGCGAGCCCGCTCTGAATCTCTGCCACCGCATCCGTCGCGAGCGCAGAGGCCGTGACCGAGTTGGGTGCCATATCCCCCGCCGCAATCGTCGCTGGGAACTTCTGCGTCGGGCTGACCGGCGCACCCGCATACACGACGTAGGTGATCGTGCCCGTCGGCGTGACGTTCCAGGTATCGACGGTGGCCGTGTCGGTGCTGCCCACGTAGTCGGTGATGACGCGGAACTGCCAGTACCCTTGCGTACTGCCGCGCACGCCGATGATGCATCCGTTGGGGACGTCGTCCGCGAACGTGAGCGCGCTCCGTAACTGCACCGTCGTCGCCGTCGCCGTCTGTGCTGTCCCGCTGTCTAGAACGCCGAGCAACGGATGCGCGCCGACGCTGAGAGCGGGGAGCACTTCGAGGTTTGGCAAGCGATTCTCAATCGAGAATGTGGCCAGCACCGCCGCCACGCTCTGCCCGTCGACTGTCTCGTCTGGATACAGCACGATGGCGTAGTCAGATCCCGCGGTGTAAAACCCTGCCGTGGTGTTGTCGCTCGTGTCGATGGACCACGCCGTAATGCCCACCATGCTGTCGAACCCGCTCGACACCGTGAATCCCGCCTGGGATGCGCGCTCAGTCGCCCCGTTGTCCTTGTACACGCGAATGTCAGCAGTTTCGAGCGCGTTGTTGAAGTCCGCGCGTCCGCCGTTGGCGGCACTCGTGTCGAACATGTCACGCACGGTCTGCCCGAGCGCGAAGTCGCCTAAGTATTTGCTCATCGGATCAGACCACCGTTGATAAGAGGGGAAGAAAGAGCACCATTGATGCGAGAGCGCGGGGCGTTGGTGGGGCCGCCGCCAGCCACCCCGCGAATGGCAATGGCGCAATGCGCTTGGCGCTGTGACGCGCTGGTCGTCCAGCTTAGTGCGGTTGGCGTCCCCGTGGCGCTGCGAACAGACGTGCCGAACATCTGCGCGGGCGACACCATTGGGGTGTTGTCAATCAGCGTTTGCGAGCCGCCCGCCGTGATCGTTCCGGTGGCCTGTATGGTGATGACATCCAGTACATCGGCGTCCGTTTCGCTTGTGCAGTTCAAGCTAAAGCTCGACGCGAACGCGCCCCCTGCACTGGCCACGCCAACGACCGGCGTCCCGCCAACGTTCTTGTAGTAGACAAGGGTCGCGCGGTAGTCGCCTGAACCGAACGACACGGCAAACGTTTGCGATCCAGTAGGCGGCGCGGACAGCGTAAAGATCGCGGCTAACGAGGAATCAGTATTGTCTCGCGACACCTGTTCCGTCATAGCCGCGCCGCCGAGTGTCGCCGTAAAGCCGACGCCACCGCTACGCGCCACCAACGCCACGACATACGTGCAATCCGTGGGTATCGTGAACGACGCGCTGTAATTAACCCGCTTGGTTTCGGTGCTGATTCTTGTCGGCGCTGGCATTATGGCGCGCTCTCCCGATACCAACCGGCCAAGCGAAACGAGACATTCGCGTTTGGTGGTGGGTTCTCGCCGCCGCCGTACGTCGGGTCCATCCACAGGCTTGAAAAACCGGGGGTTGTGCCGACATCAAAGTACAGCACGTCGGTATTGTGCTGACTCTCTACCCCGTTGACCCATGCGCGAAACACCCCGTTTGACACACCGGGGGTGTTGGCCACCATCAGAAACTCAACATCCAACCACGTTCCGTGGGCGACCGCAGCACTACCCGGTAGGTTTCGGTTCAGAGCCCCACCGCCGCCTTGCAACCCTAAAAACGTGTTTGACGCACCTTCCTCGAACAAACCTGTATAGTGATTGTTGTTCTGATCTTGCGAGAAGAAGAAAAACTTGGTGCCAGAGTTCCCGCCGTTCGTCCAGTTCGGGTTGACGTATACCAACACTCTCGTATAAATCCGCGTTGGGTTCCCCGAGAAACCGCCCGCATCCATGCGAGCCGCTGCTTCACCGCCCTGCATACCGACGGCGACCACCGCAGTACCAGAACCCCAACTGCTGGCGCGGACGCGGAACTTCCCAAATGTAGAGAGTATCCCGGAATCAGAAACCCACGTACCGTTTGTTGTGGTCTGCTGCCCCGTGGCGTTTCCGACTCCGCGCAGCGTTACCGGCGTCCACGTAACCTCATCGGGCGATGTTTCAAATACTAGCGTTCCCGTCCATGTCCCAGTGATACGAACCCCCCATGCTTGGTGAGTCGACCACACTACTGACGTTCCCGCCACGGCGTTCACGCTTTGCGAAGAGCCCGGATACAGCACCTGCATCACCGGCTTGGTGCCAATCGGCGTACTGACCGTGGGATACGTGACCCGTACCGGCGTATACGCCGCGTCACCCCACCCGCCTTCGAACCCTTGCCACCCCTTGAAGCCTGCCGCGTTGGGCGCAGCGTAGTGCACGGGGATCGGCGTGTTGAACAGCTCCTCCGGCCACACCGATTTTCCGCTCCACGCGGGCGCGTTCGGGCCGGGGCCATACGTGGGGGTCGCAATCACGCTGACCGTACCGCTATACACCACGTCACTGACGCCACTTCCCGAGCACGTCACCGTGTACGCATCGTCCGCGATGAGCGGTGCCGATGTTGCCGTCAGGGTCATCGTGACCGCCGTAACGCCCACGCCAAATGTTGCGGGCGAGAACGACGCTACGACTCCCGTGGGCAATCCTGCGGCCACCGGCGTGACGACCCCTGTAAAGCCGCCACTGCGCGCCAGCGAAAACTCCACCGTGTTGGTTCCGGTCTGGAGAAGAGACAGGCTCCCACTCGTCGGCGTGACCGCTATGGCGGGCGAGCCACCACCACCCCCACTCGCGCCGCCACGCACTCGCCCGCGCGTTGGGCTGCTGGCGCCGATCATTGTTGCGATGGGGCTCACTTCCGCCTCCCGATCAGGTAGCCAAGCGCACCGGCTATCACCCCGCCAGCCGTCGTCTGCACGGTGCATGTTCTCGACTCAAGGATCTTGATGCGATCGTCGCGCGAGATGATCGCAAGCTGCATCGATTTCACTCGTGTTTCGTCTACGACGCGTAGGGTGTCTACGAGCGTGTCGACTCGCGCGGTCGTCACTCGAAGCGAGTCGCAGTCTCGCGCGAGGCGCGTACACGCGCGCACAAAGGAATCGACGGCAGGAATCCGGCGAAGGCTGTCCGGTATCAGAGGCGCCCAGCGCTTCACGGTGCGCACCTCGACCTGCACGCTATCGCGCAGGCGATCGGCGACCGCGCGCACACTGTCGAGCTGTCGGAGGTAGATCTCGCGCTGCCAGCGCAGCACGACGTCGTCGACGGCGGCGCCTTCCGCCAGCGTCTGCGCTCGCGCGTCGGATCTCACCCCGGCGATGTACGATCGTCCAGCCATGGTGATCGTGTACACGATGCCAGACAACGCAACCACGCCCCATGCCCACTCCGGAACGCGCTGCACGAACTTGATCACAGCCATTACTGCGGTCATCGAGCCACCCCCAGCCGAAGCCATAGCGAGTCACGTTTGCCTTCCGCCTGCAGGCGCTTTGCCCACGCAGGCCGTTGTGAGGCCGATTCCCATGCCGCGAACTGTCCGTGCGGTGCATCGGGGAAGCGCTTCCAAAACGCGCCCGCCACCATCCCGCAGGCCTCGTAGTGTTGACCGAGCCAGTAGAAGAACCGAGGATGATCCCACAGCTTCGTTCGGTGAATGACATCGATGCCGAGCGACCAGTAGTGATTGCCAGTTTGCGCGGTCGACACGTTGGTCACGCGTGGGCCGGGCCGTGTGCGCCCCTGGGCGTAGAGCCACCGCTGCCGACGATCGCTGCGGTAGGTCTCGTAGACCCGATACGGCCAGCCGCCGCGCTCGAGGCGCTGTAGCACGCAGTCGACCTGACGCCGGACTCCCACCGGGAACACGTCGAGCGAGTTGCACGGGATCGCGGCGAACGCGGTGTCGCGGCCGACGAGGAGATGCTCCGGCCAACACGCCTTTGGGAGCACGTGCAGCGGATTGCCATCGGCCGTGACGACGGCCGGCGGTTGGGCGCGCGCAACGAAGAACACCGGAGCCAGCGCGATGATGAGCGCGCTCACGATGAGCACCCATGCGCCAACCCGTGAGGCGCGCGCACAAGGTGTCATCGCTTGGCTACCTCGCGCATGAGTTCGACTGCATCACTCATGCGATCGCGGACCCCTTCGATTTTGGAGCTGAGCTCAGAGAAGCGCGCGTCGAGCTCCTCGCGGGTGATACCGTGCTTGGTGCGCTCGTCGACCGATTGTTTGATCGCGGCGAGTTCACTGCGCAGCGTCGCCTGCTCAATCTTGTGCTGCTCGTCCCGCGTGCGTGTCTCGCCGATCAGGATGCCGCCGCGGACGAGGACGCCGCCGATCGTGATGGCGAGTCCGGCGAGCGCTACGTACACGCCGGTCATATCGGGGCGATGCGGCGTAGTCGGGCTGAGCAGGGTATCCGCCAGCTCGGTCATCATGGATAGGCCTCTCCGGGCTGCGGGTAATCGGCGAGCCACGCGTCGACGCGCGCACTGGCCGTGGCAAGCGGGATTCGACCGGGCGTTCCGTCCGGTAGCGATGCCAGGGTGTTGACGGCGACCGCGACGCCATACTGCGTGTCGGGATCGTCGAGGTTTACGTCGTCGGCCATGTCGCGTAGTTCGGCCAGAGTCCACAGGGCCGCGCGCACATCGAGGGGCACGTCGGTGTTGAGGCGCAGCGCGGTCAGGGCGGCGTACTCCACCAAGGAGATGCGCGCCATGAAGCGGCGCTTCGTCATCGTGCGGCGGGTAATCGGCACCAGCTCCCCGGTCGCGGGATCGATCTGGTAGCCGAGCGGTACACGGGCCATCACAGCACCTCCATGAGCTGCTGCCGCGTGAGCACCGCGCCGTAGACGGCGAGATAGCGGGCGAGCTGCTCGCCACGGCTCGCGTTGCCGAACTCATTCAGGCGGCAGATCGTGGCGCCGCCGCCTCCCCAGGTGGCCGCCGGCGTGAGCGCCGCCGAACGGGGACCGCTCACCTCACGCGCGGCGCCATTGCGTACGAGGTGCGCTTGGACGCTGCCGTCGGCGTCGTAGATCGCGCGCAGCGAATAGCAGTCACCGCTGGTGACCGCCAATGCGGAAGCGACAGCGCTTGTGCCGTTGTAGTGCTCGATGAGCACGGTGCCGTCACCACCGCCGAGCACGGCGAGATATGCACCCGTGGCTGCGTCGGTCGTGAATGACCAGTACGGGGCGTCGGAGACAAGGGCGGCTCCGGTCTCGATCCAGTCGAGGCGGATGGTCTTGGGGCTCGTGTCCCACAGCAGCCGGCCGGTGACGCGGTCGTACATGCGCAACGCTTCCTCGTCGCTGAGGAGCAGCGCCTCGGCTTCGCGCGTGCCATCCCGATCCCAGTCGACACTGGTGAATGCCGGCTCAGAGGCCGCCAGCGTGCCGCTGAGGCCATTCGAATCGTAGATCGTCGCGGCGCTCGAGCGGCCAACGAAGTCGGTCCCGATGCCTTCGTTCCGGCATAACAGGGACCCGTCGGCCGCACGCCAGACCACAATGCCTCGTACCCGAAGACGCTGCGAGGCGCCGTCAAATCGCGCGTCGAGCTGCTGGCTCCCAAGGAGAGGGCGAAGAGTCATGGCAGTCTCAGTGGGCGTAGCCAACGGCGTACGTCCACACGCCGGTGCCGGCGGACAGGCGCACAAGGCAGTGTTGATCGCGCGCAGAATCGGCAGGGCGAGGAGACATCCGCCACCAGCCGGTGGACAGCGTCAGTGAGCGCCATGCGTAGACGTTCGATTCCACACCCGCCGCGGTGCGCTTGATCATCAGGTGTGGCGCGTCGAGCCGAATACCCAGCGTATCACCAGCCGCCAGCGAGACCGGCAGCCCGGGCGCGTCGCGCAAGGCGAGACGGCCGAGCAGGGCTCCGGACGGCGAGAGCACGTCGATGTCGAGGGCGCCCGTGTGCGGGCCGTTGACGACGATGCGGCCGCCAACGGGAAGGTCACCCGCGCGCACCTTGCGGGGGGTGGTGCTCAGCATCACCCGCCGTGGTTCGCGCGCATACATGGCGGTGTCAGCGCACCGAATGGTGACTGAGACCCGCCGGAGGGAAACGCGGCGCTGCATGTCGAGCACGAAGGCCTTTGCCGGCGTGACCGGGTTGACCTGCAGTGGGCCCGCGACGCCACGCATGACGTTGTTCGGGGCGTGTGGCCACCGCAGTTCAAGCTCGCCGGTCAGCAGGTCGGTGAACGCGGCCAGTGCGGCCTGCTCCTGCTCCAGTGTCACGCCAAGCATCACACACTCAAGCAAGACGTCGCGTGACTCCGTCGTCGGCAGCGAACCATACTGGCCGCCCGTGAGGCCGGTGGCCCGGCCGACATCCGGCAGCGCCCGAGAGGCGCCGTCGAGCCACCGCGATGGCTGTTGCAGCGTCACGCCGGCCACCTGCAGGGGCGTGTCGTTGATCCACAGCATCGTCGGCACGAACGGCACGCTGCCCGCTCGGGGAGCGTTGTTGCTCGAGCCGCCGGCAAAGAGCCAGCCGAAGGAGAATCCCAGCATCATCGTGGCCTCCGTGTACCGGCGGCGAGTGCCGTGGCGCCCAACAAGCGGCCGCCATCAGGGCCGACGGTGCCGAGCTCGATCTCGCTGTCGCTGGTTCCCGATCGACGCGTCATTGCGGTCACGCGGGCGATGCGATCGACGTCTTCGATGTGCACCAATCCTCCGAGTGTGATACGGGGCAGCAGCGTCGGCGACACGCCGAGGGCCTGCGCGTGTAGCGCTAGGAACTCGGTGACTGTGACAGTGTCGGTCACGCGCGGGCGTGCGCCCTCGACCAAGGCGCGCGTGCCAGTGAGTTGCAGCAGCGCGGCATAGGACTCGCGCGTGTACGGCACATCGTCGGCTTCGCCTTGGAAGAGCATCGTGCGCACATGAACGCACCACCGCGTGTAGCTCGTCGGGCTGCCGCCATACACGCGCACGGTGTATTGGCCGCCCGTGGCGATCACGGCACGCGTCTGCAGGGCGACGACGCCCGGGGCCACCTCAATCAGGGCGCCGTCCTCGCCGAGGGCGGACCAACCGAGGATGTTGCCGGCGCTATCCACGATCGCGACCACAGGCCCCTGCGGCGCCATCCAGTCGAACACCGAGAGCCCGAACACCGAGAGCGCCGTGATCTGCCGTGTGCTCCCGACTGGGACGTTGAAGCGGGCCAACTCGTGTCCCCATCCCGGCGTGCTCGAGGACGGCTCACCCGTCACGCCACCGACCTGACAGAACAGGCGCAGCACACTCCCCGTCTGCGGCTCGGTACTGGCGACCAGCTGTGGGCGTGTGATCGTGATCGGAGCCCCGTCCGCGATGACGTTGACGTTGGCCGCCTGCAGCGGGACAAGCGCCTCACCTAGCGCGTCTGCGGTGACCGTTCCCTGCGCGTACAGCGTGTCGCCGGGGATGGGCATCGTGCTTCCCGATGCGGTCACCCGATACAGCGCGCCGCGAGATGGTGAGCTTGGGGCGGTGTTGGAGAAGAAAGCGTCGTGTCCGAACAGTTCGACCGTGTTTGCGCCGCCAGAGCGTGCCGCGTGCAACCGGAGGAAGCCACTCACCCAATTCGACCCGACAGGCAAGCCGCGCGCATAGCTGCGCCCCGAAGGGATGGCACTGGCAAGCGTCAGCGTTACTCGTCCGTTCGTGCCCCAGCTTGCGGTGCCGGTGAGGGCGTACGTGTCGGTTTTCACCCATGATGCCGACGCGGTTTGCGGCGTCGTGAAGGGGGTTGGCGTGTACCAGAGGTCGTAGTTCTCAAGCGTGGCACTGCCGCCGCCAATCGACGCCAAGCGCCACCGTCCGGTAGAGCCAAGATCGAAGAGCACGTCGCCGAAGGACCAATCAACCCCGCCGCCGGTGAGATCATCCACGGTGCTCGTAGCGGCGTCGTACGTGACCACGGCTTGCATTCCGAGGATCGGGTTGCCGAATTCATCTTCGTACCCGACCGTCGAGGTGATACCCGTGACGGCCAGCGTCCCGGACACCGCGCGCGTCATGTTGATCGTATCGGTCGCCACCCAGTTCCGCGTGGCGATGTTCGCTTGCGCCTTGCACGGCAGCGACACCGCGCCCGCACTCACGGGACCGTTGCACAGCACCGTGCGCGTCTCGCGAATCGCGGTGTACGTCCACGTCGAACCATCTGCCAGCAGCACGTTGCAGATCTCATACGACCCAAGCCCCGACCATCCGGGGATCGGGCCACCGTCAAGCGTGGCGACGGTGTAGGTCGTACCGTCAATGGCGGTCACCCGCAGATGGGCGAAGTTGGAGTTCTGCGAGATGTACCGAATGACCGACCCGACCACGATCGTGCTGTTCCCGCCGCCGACTTGCGCCGCCATCGACACAAACGTGAGGGTGCCCGTGCTGGCGCCGACGGTGTACGAGAAGTTCACGCCAGACATCACGAACGCGTCGGCTTGATACGTGGCCCAGTTCAGCGCGCCTCTCATGCTGGTCCCCTGAACCGTCACGCGAATCCTGCCGGCGCGCAGTGGCGCGTCCTCGTAGTTGTTGACGGTCGCCTGGTTGCCCGGCTGCACAAAGAATCCGCCGACGGCCGAGTCCAGCGTTCCCGCATTGGCGGCGAACATCCCGTCTGTATTCGTGTCGCGAAACACGAGGTACGGGTTGAACGGGTTCTGCACGCCATCGAGTGTCAGCGTCCGCGTCTCACGACGCAGCAACAAGAACGGGTGCCCATCGGGAAAGTTGCCCGGCAGTCCTGGCGCACCTAGCGAGAGCGTCAGGACGCCAGTCGTGTTCGGAATAGCATCTACCGTGATTGGCAGCACCGCCCCACCGACGCGCAGTTCATCGCCGCGAATAACGCGGCCGACGTTCGGCGCGAGCCCACGGACCGCGAAGGGGGTTCCGGGGCCGACACCGGCGGCGCGTGCTCCGTCCGCAGCCGCCGTCACGGTCACCCCGAGCTCATTGCGGCGAATCTCTTCAGCGGCTCCACCGTTGGCCGCGCTCCATGCCGTGAGGCCTTGCTCGTGGCCACCGTTGCGCAGGTACTGGCGCTCACCGCGTGCCCCGTCGATTGGCACATCGCCAACCACGTAGCCGTACTTGCGTACTGCGTCCGGCAACTCAATGGTCTCGAGCGCCGTGCCGGCGGCATCGGCGACGATCGACACATGTGGATCGCCGGAGGGCGGCAGCATCGCCACGACGACCTCGCCGCTCTCGGCGAACGCATCGAGAATCTCGGTGCGCGTGATGCCGTCCGCGAACTGAAGGAAGCGCGCCGGCAGGCCGATGTCGCCATGCGCGGCGAACTGGCCGTTTTGGACCACGGGCGAGCGGGATCCGTATAGCTCGCGCAGTTCGACCGCGAAGCGACCGCCGCCCAGGGGGCGCGAGCTCGCGACGCGCCACGCGTTCTCGCCGATGGTGGCGGCTTCGCTGTCGGCTGACGGCGGTTCTCCGACGATCCGCGCCACCGTGAACAACGCGTCGTAGTCCTCCTCGAGCCCATGGTCCTGCAGCTGGCCGCCGTAGAACAGCGGCACCGTCGGGGCGCTTCTGCCGACCTGCTCAAGGAACTCGACGTACTCCGTCATCCCGTCGGCGGACCGGCGCCACTGTAGTTCCAGCTTGGTCGCATCGAGCATGCCTTGCAGGAGCTGCCCGTAGGTCCAGCGCGTGAAAGTGAGCGGAACCGGCGCCGGGTACTGCACCTCACCAAGGGCGATGCCGGCCAGACGATCCGTGCTGGCGTTTGGAGCCACGAGCCGTGCCCAGGCGGCCGCGATCGTGAGGTTGAGATTGAAGGTGTAGATGCTTCGACCACCGAGCACTTCACGCACCAAGTCGCTGTCGCTCAGGTCGAAGATGCGCGGCTTCGCGACCACGCTGCACCGATTGGCCTCCACCCCGCGCGTCGGCCTGCCGCGGCGGTTGACTCGGAACTCGTGCCACGTCCCGTCCTCAAGATCGACGCGAATCACGGCACGGTTTGCGACGAGATCGTAGGCGATATCCGTGTGCAGTTCGAACCGGGCTTCACCACGCGCCCCCAGCTCGAATCGGATGCTGCTTCGTGCCGGATCACACGGGCCAAGGTCGGCCACGGCGATGCCACCGGCCGAGAGCCACGTCGACATGCGGGTGAGCTGCCAGCTCATGCGCGCCTCGCTGAGCCGAGGAAGCGCGCTTCCGACGACGCGATGCGCCCCAGCTCACGCGTGATCTGCTGCGTCACCTCGCGCGCAGCTTCAACGGGAGACAGCGCGCCAGGGGACATGCTGCCGATGTTCACAGTGATCGGTCCAATCATCACGGCCGCGCCGCCGGCTCCGCCAGCAAACGAGGGGAATGACAACGACGACAGCGAGGGCGTCGGGCCGCGGCCGATGATCGCGTCGACAATCGCGCCGTCACGCGACGTGTTGATCGCCACCTCTCGCAGCAGCCCTGCGAGTGACTGCCCGGTGATCTCAGACAAGCCACCGAAGTCCTGAGTCAGACTGGTGGCATTGCCGCGCCCTGCACGCGCCGAAGAGGGTGAACTCGACGAATCGATACCAGCAGGTACCGCCGCTGCGGCCGCCGTCGCGGCCGTCGCGTAGCGCGCATTGATCTCCGCAAGATCGGCCTGATAGATCGCTTCAATCTGCGCGAGTACCGATTTCCCGAGCCCAAGGCTGCTCGCTTGGCGCAAGCGATCGTCGCGCTTTGCTGTCGCGGCGGCAATGTCCGCTTCACGCCCGCGGCCCTGCGAGCGGAGGAAGTCCTGAGAGACCGCCGCCGAGAACTCAGCGGCTTCCTGCGCGGCCTGTCGCGCCGCTGTGGCAACGTCACCCAACGCCGTGGCCAGACCGTCGAGACCCGAGTCGGTGTCGAGGAGCGCCGAGACGACTTCCTCGCGGGTCATCCCGAACCGCGTCAGGATCTCGGCGTCACTGAGTTTGTCGAGCTCACCGAACACGCCGCGCAGCGTCTCCTTCGCTCCCTCGATGCCCCCAAGCGTGTCGAGGTCGAAGGAGCTGAATAGATTCGAGAATGCCGTGCCAAACCCCTGCAGCGTCGTCGTGAACGCTTCGGTGCCGGTGAGGTCGAACAGTGATACCCGATTGCGGGCTCCTGAGCGGCTCGCTTCACGGGCAGCGCGAGCGGTCTCAATCGCCTCTGCAGCCGCTTCAGCGGCTGCCTCCAACGCCTCTGCAGCCGCGATCGATGCAGCCTCAAGCGCCTGCAGCTGGCGAAGCTGTTCGCGCGTCGCCTCGTCGGCGGCATTCCGCAGCTCCTCCTCGTTCTCCAGCCGCTTGCGCAGCGCCGCCGCTTCCTCGCCACGACCCTGCGCCTCCAAGGTGCGCACCGCGATGTTATCCTGCACTCGCTTCGCGGCGAGCGCCGCAGCCGCATCGAAATCGGCGATGGCGTCAACGAGCTCGTCACCGATGACGTCCTTCAGCTCGGCGAAGAGTTCCGCGGTGATGGTACCCGCATCGAACAGCGCCTGCGCTTCTGCCAGTGCGCTGTTGGAGAACGACGTTTGGCGCTGCACGAACGCACCGCGCTCGTCGCCGTTGAGTGACGCGCGACGTCCGGCGACATCACTGGCGACACTCTGCTGCTTGCGGAGGCGCTCCGCTTCACGCTGTGCGGCCTCGGCCTCTTGAATCGCCACCTTCTTGGCGACATCGGCGCCAGACAGCCGCGCCTCCTCGAGCTCTTTCTCGTTCGCGGCCAGCTGACGGATCGCGGCGGCGGCTGCGGTCTGCCCCTGCGCGGCCAACAGGCGTGCATCGTCTTCGAGCTCACCTTGGCGTGCCGCAAACTCGGCGGCGCGAAGCGCGGCCGCGACGAGCTTATCGTACGCAGCAATGGCCTTCTCGACGTCTTCCGCCGTGGGCCTCGTGGAGACCGCGGTGCGCTGATCGAGTCCCGCCACGCGAGGGGCGCCGGCGGCCAGCAGCGACGTGATGATTCCGCGGAACTGTGTCTGCAGACCGGCGAGTTCACGCTCGAGCGCAGTACCAGTCGCCTGCAGCTCGATGTTTCGTACAGAGGCTTTGGCCGACTGCCCGAGTTCGCGCAAGGCTACGGCGGTCGCCTTTGCTTGATCGGCGGCGGCTTTGGCCGACGAGTTCCACGCGCTGATGATGCCCACGCCGGCGCCGAACGCGCCGAGAAGGCCGGTGACGGCCGCCGTGGTACCAGCTGATCCGGCAGCCCCCCTAAGCGCGCCGACGGCGCCGACGTTCTGTTCCTTCCCGCTGGCGTCGGTGAAGATGCCGGCACGCTGCACACGGTTCAGATTCGTGAGCAGGTTCGCTGACTGCGACAGGATGCCTGCCATCCGGCGGCCGGCGTCGCCGAACGCGGCCGCGATACCCGATGCCGCGCTGGCCGCACGAGACATGTCGTCGGCAAGTCGACCAACACCGTCGAAAGTCTCCTTGGTGGGGAGGCTGAAGGGGTTCTGGCCACCAAGGCTCTTGAGGGCCTCCTGCACCTTCTGCAGTCGCAGACGGTCCGCGATCTCCTCGCGAATCTTCTGGATCTGCTCTTCGGTGAGTGTGATGTTCGCTTCTTTGGCCCGCTGCTCCGCGTCGAGCACTGCGGCCGCCTGCGCCTGAACGATGAGATAGCGTTCGTAGGCCCCAGCGCCCTCGAGAAGGGCGGCGATCTCACGCTGCGTTTCCTCGTTATTCGTCCGACGAAGCGCCGATTCGTCGGCGAGCGCCTTCTGCAGCTTGGCCTGGCGCTCCTCGATGGCGCGCCCCGCCTCTTCGATCGCGGCTGCGGTGCCGAGCAGACTGGCGGCGAACGCCTCATCGAAGGCCTTGGCGGCGCGATCGAGCGCTTCCTTCGACTTGTTCGCTTCGCGCGTCGTCTTCTCGATGCTATCAGCAGTCGCGACAATCGGCTGCCCTGCGAGTCCGCGGCTCGCCGTCGGGGCATTCTTGGGATCCGTCAGCGCCTTGAAGTACCGGTCGTACTCCGCGTTCAGCTCGTTGAGCTTCTTTTTCTCTTCGATGATGGCGGACTGCCGTTCGCGGTAGAATCGTGACGACTTTCCGACGGCACTGGCTTCGTCCGTGAGCTGCCTGATGCGCTCACGAATGGCGCTACGACCGTCGGTGAAGCCCTCGCCAGCGGTCCCACGCTCGATTTCCTGTAGGCGCTTGGTGATGGTGGCGAAATCCGCCGCATTCACCAGCCGCTTGATGTCGTCCTCCATCGCCTTCGTGGCCTCGGCAGCCTTCTCCTTTGCCTGGAGAAACAGCGCCACGATGGACGAGGCGACGATCGCGGTACCGGAGACGAGCTTGCCGCCGGGACCGAGCAGATCCGCGAAGTTGCCCACGGCGCTTCCCAGCGCGAGCACGCGAGCAGAGCCTTCGGCCTCCATGGCGTAGAGCGCCTGCGTGATCGAAGCCACGCCCTTGGCCGCTTTCTCAGACTGCTTGACCAGCACGTCGGTCGAGCCGGCGACCTTCTGGTTGGCCGTCTCTGCAGCCTTCGCCGTTTCCTGTACCCGTACCTTGACCTTCTCCAACGCCGCGACGGCACCGTTGGCATCACCGGTGATCTGCGCGGAGAACTCCGTAGTACGACTGCTCACGAGGCGCCCTCTCGGCGCTTCGCCTTCGCATTCGCCTCAGCCACGCGCTGCGCTTCAGCGGCTGCGACAGCGGCCGCCATGGCCTCGGGAAAGCTCCACCGACGCATGAGATGGCTCGGGGGGACGCCATGCTCGCTGGCGTAGCCGCTCAGGAAACCTGAAAGCGACAGACGTGAGCGCTCGGTGCGCTCCTCGTCTGGCATGGCTGCGGCCATGATCGCGACGGCTTCGAAGTGCAGTTTGCGATGCGCAACGAAGATGGCGAGGTAGTCTTCCGGGAGCAGGTGCTCCGTGAACTCCGGTGGATCGATCACCCCCTCGGATGGGAAGGGTAGGCCCACACCCTCCGTCAAGAGAATCCACGCCCACGTGCGGCACGCCATGCCCTGCGTCAGGGCCGTGAGGCCGCGTAGCTCCTCGTCGGGTGCACCCTGCGTGTCAGCGAGCTCAGTGACGAGGCGAGCGACAGGCCGCATGATGGCATCCAAGGAGTCAAGCCACGACAGCGCCCAGGCGCTCTTCGGATAGACCAGTCGATCACCAATCGAAAGCGTGACCGAGACGGGCTGCCGAGCGGCCGCCGCGCGCACCGTGTTTTCGAGCAAGGTGGCGTCTGGGGCCTGCCGTGTGCTCGATGCCTCCAAACGGCCCGCGAATCGCGTCAGCTGCGCGAAACAGGCGATCCACCCGTCGAACCCGATAAGCCCGTTTTCCGGGCCGCCTGGCCACACCGCCGCGAGCTCCTCGGCCGTCGCAAGCTGCTGGCCAAGGAGCTGCTCGCGAAGGGCGTTGCACCGGGTGCGCAACGTCTTCGCGGTGTACTGCCGAGTCGTGCGTCGGCCGTTGGGCCGACGCCGCGAATCCTCGTGCGGTGTGATCACAGGTCGGAGCCGCTTAGGTGTCCGACACCCAAAACACGATGTCCGTGAACTTGACGGACACGCCCCACACCGTCGGGCTGCCCTTGCCGACGAACTGCGCCGAGACATTCACCTCGGGGAAGCAGTTCATGATGTCGGCGTTGAGCGTCTTGCCGGAGACGAGCAGGCCCTTCGCACGGAGGCAGAAGTTCGCCGCGGCGCCGATGTTGCTGCGCCCGATGAGCAGGCGATACGGATCAGCGGTGGTGCCGTTGCCCTTGATCGCGTCCTCATCTGCGCCGTACGCTGTGGCGATGTTGCGCAGCGACGACTCACGCAGCGAGAACGAGAACTGCTGCTCCGGCGTGTCGCCGTCGATGTACGCGATGGCGGCGCGAGAGTTGGCCGCGCCAATGCCTGTCTTCGAGGCGGCCGTCGTGAACGTGCCGCCAGCATCTTCGATGAACCCGAGGTCCTGGCGGGTGACCTTCTTGATCGCCGCGCCGGCCGGCTGGGCGAGCATGAACGGACGCACCACAGGAATCGGCGCCGACGAACCCGGCTTGGTGCCCAGTTGGTTGAGCTCGAGCCCGCCCGCGCCGTCGACGAAGACGTAGTCGCTGCTGGCGAACGAAGTGAACGTCGTCACGGTCACGGCCGCGGCGTCGGCAGTAATCGGCGCGGAGATCGTGTCCAGCACCGGCGTGGTGGTCGGGATGTAGAACTTCTCAATCGATCGCAGGAACCGGGCAAGCTCGGCTCCGTTGTTGAGGCGCTGGCTCATGGGTCAGGTCTCCGGGGCGCCGAGCGCCCACGTATCTGTGGCGGTAAAGGGGATCACGAGCGCCAATGCGACTTGGCCGGATCCCGGAACGGGTTCCTGTGTCAGCAGCGACAGCTGCGACGGCAGGCTGAAGTACTGTCCTTCGAGCTGCAGGCCATCGGTGCGAAGCGTGCGGAACGCCGTGTTCAGGCAGTACCGAACCGCGCGCATGATTCGGTGTGCGGCGGCCAGAGCGCCCGCATTCTGTCCGTCCGTCGCAACGCCCACGAGGAGCACCACGATGGTGGCCGTGTCTTCCACCGGATCACTCGACATCGGAGATCCGGCGATCTGCAGCTCTTCACCGACGTTGATCTGCAGGGCCCAGAGATCGGGTGTGACGTTTTCCACCGGTGCGGCGCGTGCGACCCAGTCTTCATCGACGGCGTTGAACACGGCCACTTCCGGCGGCTCGGCGTCGCTCTCACGCCGCGGGACCAGCACCCGCAGCGCATTGACGCCGTTCTCCGAGTCCGCGAGGACCTCCGCCACCCAGCGAGGCAGGGCAGGGGCGATCATGCGCGTTTGACCTGCAGGACGTAGAAGTCGAAGAGCGATGTCGGACGTGCGAGCGGTTGATCGATCACGTACGACACACCGCGCGAGGGGATCGAGACCGTGAGGCCCTTCACCGTGGCCAGTCCAGCAAACGCCCCGCGCTTCACCTTGAGTACGAGCCGCTGCGACTGCGTCGTCTGCCCGGCAGTCTCCTGCTCGAGCACGACGTCGTCCAGCAGCCCACGCTTCACGGTGGGCGCTGCGGTGATCTCCAGATCCTCGCCGAAGTCGTCGAGGAACACGTCAGCGTCGTTGGGTTGAAACGGGGAAGGGCTCACGGTCTCGCGTCTGCTTAGGAGGCGTTCAGCACCTTGAGGACACCGCACGCGTTTACGCGGCGCGGTACCACGAGCGGAGCCGACTGCGACATGATCCAGCGCACTGACGGGTCCGGCGTCACCCACGACTTCGGGAAGATCTCCAGCGCCTGCATGCCGGCTTCTTCGTCCTGAATCGCGCCCTGATGTTGCACGCCTTCAATCGCACCGACGCAGAGGGCATGGCCGCCCTCCATCGTCTTCGTTTCGGTGCCGTTCGCCGCCGTGAAGAAGCCGGTGTACAGCCAAATGCGATAGCCGCCGTACGCGCCTTTGTACTGCAACCCTTCGGCGACAGGCTCCATCGACATGATTGTGCCGGCGTCGTACTTCGGCAGCTCAAGGTCTCGCTCAACTTTCTTGTTCTTGCGGAACGCCTTCCACGCAGCGGCATCAAGGATTACGTCAAGGATCGGCGCGCCAGCGAGTTCGACTGTCGTCTCCGACAGATCGTCGAGGTTGTCCATCGGGTTCGAAGTGGTCTCCGACCAGCGGTTCCCACCTGTGAGGTTGTTGGCGACCGCGCTCGCCTCAAGCCGGGCACTCCGGCCGAAGTTCACCACGGTGCTCGGGTACTTGTCGCCGACGACTGTCACGCGGCCGCTGAACAGCGCTTCAAACGCCATCGCTTCCTTGCGGCGCATAATGCGGTCCATCTGATCCTGCAGCTCGTTCGCGAGCGCGAGATCGCGGCGCTGCTCCGGGCTCAGACTGCCCCCGATCGCTTCGCCCATGCTGCGACGGATCGCGCGGTCGGGCGTCCATCGAGCTTTCTCCTTGACGTAGGCCGGGGTGAAGGTCTCGACGCGCTGGCCGCGCACTTCCTTGACGGGTGCTTCGACCAGGGGATGCACGAACGGCGCAAGGAACCGCTGGCCTTCGTCGATGTCGAAGTGGATATACTCGTCCTGCGACTGCGTTGTGGTGCCGAAGAACGCATTCAGCAGGCCGGTGTTCGGCCGCTTGAGGTTTTCGAGAACGCTGAGCAGGGTGTTCGTGGTGAACGGCCCGACGGACCCGACGAACAGCACGGGGGCGATCGGAAGCTCGGTGGCCACCGGCGCCAGCGCCGCCGGGGCAGTGAGGAGCGACAGCAGGCCGACGATGATCGCGAGGACGAGCAGCGGCACCAGCATCAGCAGCGAGAAAGCGCTGAAGAGGTTCGGGAGCGGCGCCGGATAGACCGGCATGGAGGCGCCGAGGGGCGCCCCGTTGAGAGTGGCGCCGAACACGCCGTGGATCTTGCGGAGCAGGATGCGCATGACTGAGTGATCTCCTGTGATGGCCTAGCGACGCTTACGCGTTGCCGACGGGGATGAGGTGAATGCCGCGCGTGCGGAGCACGTCCCGCGTACCCGCGACCGTCAGGCCAGCCCCGATCGACAGCTGGTTTTCGTCGAACTCGCCGCGCTCATAGACGAGCACTTCGGTGGCCGCCGCCGTGGCATCCGCCGCCATCGCGACGATGCCGTGCGGACGGCTTGACCCGTCGGTCGCCGCGGCTGCGCAGCGGAGCACCGCGCCCGTTGCGGCGACGGTGATGGTGAACGCGTCACCGGCGACGAAGTCCGTCGCGCCGTCCGCGATGGTGAACACCACCGGGCCGGTCGCGGGCGTGCCGACATTCACGCGGCCGATGATCACGCCGTCCGGATCTTCAATCGCGAACGTGCCGCCGTTGGCGGCCGGTTCGATGCACACCGCGCGGTAAACACCCGCGCGAGCATTGGTGCCGAGCGAGAGCGTGCCGATCGTGCCGTTGCCGGTGTTGCCGGCCACCGCCGCACCGACCGGCGTGGCGCTGAGCACGAGGCCGACGATGGCGCCCAGCGCCAGCGTGCCGGTGGCGAGGGTGAACTTTCGGGTTTCGACGGGCAGGTAGCCTGCAATCAGCGGATCGCGCTGCTCCGTCGCGGAGCGGTACGAGGCGAGGGGACTGGTCATGATGGTCTCCGTGTGGGAGCGCGGTTAGCCGCGCGGCTTGCGGGCAACTGCCCGCGGGTTGAACAGCGCCGTGGTGGCGAGGATGCGTTCTGCGTCGCTCTGCCGACCACCGGCGTCCGCGATCGCGCTTACGCCACCGTTCTGTGTGAGATCGGCTTCGTCGCCGGCCAGCTGGCTGAGGCCAGCCGCACGGACACCCGTCACCTTGCCAGTGAGAAGGCGATGCGCAGCGGCTTCGGGAGTGCAGCTCGGATCGTTAACCATGGTGATCAGCGACTCCAGCGACGCCTTCGAAGCCAGCGCCAGAATGCCGGAGATGCGCTTCCGCTCTGCGGTGCGTGCCGCCGTCAGCGCCTTCTGGAATGCCGACGGCTTTGCACGGCGGGCCGTGGTCTCCTTTTCGTCGGCCTGGTCTTCGCTGGCGGTATTCTTTTCATCGTCCGCCACGTCATCGCTGGCGTCGGCGTTCTCATCATCAGCCGGCCCAGCCGTCGCGACCTCGAGCTCGTCTTCGGCGAGCCACGCATACGCGTCTTCGCCGTCGCCTACACGCACCTGATAGAACGAGCCGTCGCGCACCTCAACGACGGTGCCGATGTCTCCCTCGGCGATGCCAACATCGCGCGTGACGAGTGAACGCACTTCCGCGTTCGCCTCGAACGCAGCCGCTACTGCTGCGGCTCGCTTTACGCCGATCCGCTTCAGTCGCGGCATGGGCTCCTCTTTGGTTAGTGCGGCACGTGCCGCCGTGGTGTTTTCGCCGCTCTGATCATCTGCAGAGCTGCGCCAAGTGCCGCCCGCCAACTCGGCGTGCAGCGACTCGTAGGTGCCGACGCGATCCGCGAGACCGGCGCTTACCGCACGAGCGCCAACAAGGACCGCGCCTTGGCCAAACCGCGCGTCGACATCGTCGCGGGATACCCCGCGGTACTCCGCCACTGTGTTCAGAAACACATCGGCGATGTCATCGACCATCTGCTGCCACGCACGTCGTCCTTCGTCATCGACCGGTGGACGATTCTTCTCCGGCGTCTGCGAGCTAGTGATGACGATCTCGCGCAGTCCGTAGTTCTCGAGGTACTTCGCGGTGTCCAGATACGCGACCTGTGCACCGAGACAGCCGACAATGGCTGTTTCTGCACAGACGATCTCGTCGCACGCGGACGCGAGCCAATAGGCGGCACTGCACGCGTCTCCCTCGACAAACGCCACGATTGGCTTCTGCCCTCGTGCGGCGCGCATAATGCGTGCGAGCTCCTGGCATCCATTGACGTGACCCCCGGGGGAGTCGAGCGTGAGGATCAGTGCCTTGATGCCGGGGTCACTCAACGCCTGTGTGATCTCGTTCGCGAGTACATCGTAGCTGTCGTACCACCACGACAAGAACGAGGAACTGGAGACGAGCGGGCCGTAGATTCGGATCTGCCCAACGCCGTTCCTCGTCGTGAGCCGAAACGAGTACTCGACAGATTCTTCGGTCTCACCGGACACCGCTTCGGTCGTACGCGACACCGATTCCACCGGCGTCGTCATGAAGCGTTCTGCGTCTGCGAGTACGCGCTCAAGGCCAGCGGGAGAGATTCCCCAGGGCTGGCCGAGCACCGCTCCTGCCACCTTCTGCCGCTGCACGCGGCGTGCTTGGCGACGTGGTGCTGTGCTATTCCTTGGCATCGGTCTCCTCGGTTGTCCCTTCCGGCGGCGTTTCGTTGTCGTCTGTCGGGACCGTGGCCCCGCGGCCAGCCGTGATGATCTCCGTCGGCGCGAGTCCATCCGCCACACGGCGATTCTTCTCGCGCACGAGCTGCTCGTGCACAGCCTCCCACGACTGCCCTGTGAGCTGCGGCGCCTCCAACGCTCGAGTAGAGAACCCGGCGTCGACGCGTAGAATCGCGGCGTTCACTTCCTTGAGCGGATCGAGCTGCGTTACAGTCGGGCCGGCCCACATCGCACCGAGGTAAGCCATGCGCGTCATCGGATCTTCGAGGAAGCCCGGCGCCACGAGAAGACCGCGCTGCACGGCTTCCCAGATGATCCACTCGTAGATCGGCTGACAGAACGTCTCAACGAGCCAGTCTTGCTGCGCCTCGAATGCGCGCCACGCTTCCTGCAATGCGGCGCGAGACGCCGAATAGGACGAGTTGAATTGCTTCAGGAGCAGCTCGCGCGGAATGCCGAGCGCGACGCCCATGAACGTCGAAATGGAGCTCACGAAGGGATCGAACTGCGCGTTCGGCCGCCCGGGGTTCGCGATGCTGATGTCGTCACCCGCCGGAAGTTCAACGACCGCACCTTGTCCGAGCTTCACATTGTCGCCGGCGCCGATTGGGAGCGTGTCGGCGTCCTCAAGATCCGCCAGACTCTTGCCGTCTTCGACGCTACCGGTGCGCTTGATGAATACGGTGAAGAACGAGGCGATCACCGCTGCAGCAAGCTCGGAGTCAGTGAAGCGATCCAGCTGCTTCAGCTGACGAATGACCGGTGCGAGATACGGCACACCACGCGTCTGATTCACACGCTGCTGCTCGATGATGTGCAACACCATCGGCAGGCCGCTGCGCGACCCATAGGCCGGCACGAAGTCGTACTTCGGGAATCCCTGCCCGAAGCCGGCTTCGCTCGGATGGTGACTCGCGATGTAGAAGCCGGTGGCCGCGCCGTACTGATCCAGAACGATCCCGTCGCGGAGCGTTGGGGTGTTCATGTGCCCCGTCGGGTTGCCGACACGATCCGCCTCAAGCAGCTGAATCTTCAGCGCGAGGACATCACCCGCCCGAGGTACATATCGGCGCAAGGCGAACGCATCGCCGCCAGAGAGGACGGAGCGGAGGGCCAGTCGCTGCATCTGCGGGAAGGAGTTCCTTCCGGCGACGTCGAATCGCTTGGAGTAGGCAACCGCCTTTACGATGCGCATCGCATCGCGCTGCCATGCAGACGCTTCCTGCTCTGTCAGGCCGAGATAGTCTCGGTCGATCTGCGGCGTGGGGAGGAGGCCTCCCCCGACCACGTTGTCCAGCCGAGTGAGAAGAGCGCCCGTCGCCAAGGGCGCATTGCGCTCGAGGTCTCGGGTGCGTGCCCTGAGCGCTGGCAGGTCACCGAGGATGTCTTGATCCGGGGATCCCAACCCGGGCAGCCACGCCATCAGCTCGCGGACATCAGTGCGGGCGCCCTCGTAGCCACCGCGGCCGAAGAATGCCCGTGCTTTCGGCTTCGTCGCCTGCTGCAGGCGAGGCAGTGCAGCGCGGGTGTGGCGCTTCACCGGTGGACCACGCCGTAAATGCGAGTGCGCGTGCCGCGCACTAGGCGAGCCAGCTCGTCGGCGTAGTCCTTCTCCAGCTCTCGAAGGCTCTTGAGATCCGCACGAGTCATCGCGCGGCCTTCGGCGGAATACGCCTGGCCACCGGAGACGATGCGGCGGATGGCATCTCGGACGGACGCAACGTCCGTTTCGAGTTCTGCGATGCGGGCTGCGCGAGTAGTGGTCACACGCGCACACTAGGAACGCAACCAGACTTACGCCTTCTGACTGGTTGTCGTTTTTACAACACCCCCCTTAAAAGGGGGCAAAAACCGTCGGTCGCTTTATAGATGGGATTGGCACCAGTTTCCGAAGTGTTGTCGTTTTCACAACACCCCCCTGCTCACGACTCGCGGACGTACGCGCCGCCCCGCTCCAGAGAGCTGCGAATCATCCACGGAACTGTCCGAATCGTCACTTCGGGCACACTCATGGCGCGAGAGGGGAACCCTGAGCAGCGCGGGGCCACCGTGCTGCGCGGTGCGGCAGAGGTATCCCTGCTCGACGAGACTAGTGAGTGCCCGCGAGACGGCAGCTCGATCAAGGTCCAAGTGCTGCTCGATGACCAGCAGTTTCAGGACACGCGCTTCGACGACGTCGAGATACTCGATGGCCGCCCGAAAGACCTGCAGCTCGCGCGGGCTCACCTTCGTATCGCTCAGAATCTGACGAAAGATCGGGATCTCGAACTGCATCAGTACACGCCCTTCGAGACGACACGCGGGCGGGTGCGTGAGCGAGGCGGTGCTTGTGACGCGGTGACGGCCTGAGAAGGACTGGTCAGCACACTGACCACCTCTGCCGATTCCGCCGCTGCGAGTTTCGCGAGATCCTGCAGAACACGGCTGCCTAGCGAAACCAGCGCCGCATAGGCGTACACCGTGGTGTCGAGTACTTCGTTGGCAAGGTCCTTCGCCTTCTTTCGCCATACGCGAATCGGGCGCCGATTCCGGTACTCTGTCTTCAGCTCCTCTGCCGTGAGCTGCAGGAAGAACGCGGCATCGAGCCCCGCCGGGAAGTTCACGAATTCGGGGCCGCGCTCCTTCACGAGCAGCCGTCCGAAGAACATGTCTTTTACCGTGTCGATGCCGACGATTCTCGAGCGGATGTTCTTGCCGCTCCGACGTCGCGTCTCTTTCGGTGGGTCTGCGATTACCGGTCGCCCGCGGCCTTCCTTACCCTGAATTGGGATCACCTTGGCCCCGTTCGGACCCACGAAGCGTCGCGCGAATCGATGCACGTGGCCGGTCTGGTACTTGGCATCGATGCACGTGGCCGCGATACAGCGAGACTTTCCCGCCTCGTCGGTGAAGCCTTGCTGTAGGTACGCCCCAACCTCGCGCCACGTCTTCTCGAGCGCTGGGTCGCCTTCGATGATCTTCCAATCGATGACCCATGACTGCTCGCCGGCGCCGAACCCCCAGACGGTGAGGTGCACGCTGTCACCTTGCACGTCGCCGCCACAGGTGAGCAGACGGACGCCCTTCGGGACCTGAGCGCGATACACCTCTGCACGCTGCTGCAGGAAGCTCGAACTGACCGCCGAAGACTTCTCAGCATAAGGCAGTCCGCAGATGTTGTTGACGAAGGTGCGCATCTTCGCCGGCGAGCGCACCGCTCTGGAGAATCGCTGTGCAATACGGGTCCACGAGATCAGCGGGGAGATGAAAGCGGGGATGTGGAAGCCCTCAGCCAGTCGGCCAGGATGACGCGGTCGCCACTCACCCTTCGCGAGCATTCGGCTCTTCTCCCACTCGCTGATCAGGCATGCGCATTCCTCGCAGACGTACGACACCGTACCGGGTACGACCTCACCAGCCGAATCCTTGTCCCACACGAAACGCGCTTCGCCGCTGCTGTTGTCGTCTCCATCCTCCATACCGTCTCGCCAGCGCAGAACCTGCTCGTGCTCGCAGTGAGGGCAGGGCATGTACCAGTCGTTCCATGTCGATCGAGTCAGCTCGTCGTAGATGCGAGAAGAGCCGGACACCGTCGGCGTTGATTCGAAGTACTCCTTGTAGTCCCAGAACGTCTCACCACGCGAGCGCGCGAGTTCGATGGGATCACCATCCTCGCTGAGCTCTGCGATGATGTTGTCCACCTCTGAGAACCAGATGCGCGCTGCAGAGATCGATCGGAGGTCCGACGAGGAGCGGGCCGTCAGGAGGTCCAGCGTACCGTTGGGGAACTCCTTGTGCGCGATCGCGTCATTTGAGTCACGCAGGCCAGACCGATCGAACAGTCGTGCCAGCCGGGGTGTCTCATCGATCATGGGATCGAGACGCGTCATGGACCACCGGCGGAGCAGCTTCTCTGTAGGCCATACCGACAACATGGGCGCCGGCGCCTCGTCCATGGTCCAGCCCACCCAGTTCTCGCCGATGGTGGTACCGGCAACCTGGGCGCCCTTCGTCACAACAACGGTTTGGATGCGCGGGTCTGTAAGCGCGTCCATGATCCCCTTCAGGTAAGGGATGCGGTCGTTCCGGAACCGTCCGCCCTCGGAGCTGCTCGAGCTGGGCAGCACGCGATGCTCTTCAGCCCACGCCGCGATGGAGAGCGGCGTGCGCGGTGCGTATGCCGTCGCCGCCTCACGCTGAACATCGGCGAGCAGCTCCGAGACGCTGGTATCGTAGGACAGTGCCGGAAGAGCCGTCATGCCGAGGCCTCGAGCTCAGACTGCTCTGCCGTCTCCGTGATGGCGCGCCATGCCTCGGGTAGCCGCAGATCCTTGATCTGATCTTCCGCGATCTCGGAAGCGGCCTGCACGGCCGCCGCGGTGTCCGGCAGTGAGACCAGCCGGTGAGCAAACCGACGCGGCCCTTGGCGCAACACGTTCGCGAGCTGCGTGTGCAGTGATCGGATCACGCTGACTGCTGCACGACGCTCAACGAGCTCGCTGCGCTCCTTCCGAAGCTTCAGCTCCTTCAGCTCAATGTCGGCCAGCTGCTCCCGTTCGTAGAGCTTTTCGGGTTTGTCCTCCTTTTGCGCGAGCACAGTCTCTCTCCACCACGCGATGAACTTCGGCGCATCGAATTCAGCGGAGACGCCCGGGCGCCCGCGCGATTCGCACGGGGCGCCCTGGTCTACCCACTTGGCAATCGTTGGGCGAGTTACGCCAAGCAACGACGCCATTTCCCCGGCATTCACCCGCAGGCGGTTTTGTCCGCCCGAAGTGGTGCCAGATGCAGCGGGTTCGGCTGGTTGCTTTCCTTTCGCCACGCGGATTACAGAGAGGAAACGGGGAAACAAAACAAAAGTGAGAATATTCCGCGCCGATCACATAGACACTGATCTCGGTCTGCGGCTGCCCGATGGGTGCCCCCCCGGCGGGAGGACCCGCGAGTGGGACGAGACGCGCGGGCGTGGCACGGTTTGTGGCGCCGGATTGCGATGCGCGACGCGTCGGTCTCAGAGATTTGCATCGCGATGCATCGGCTGTGGCATGTCGAGCGCTGCGCCGAGTGCTTCCGAAAGCCGCTCGCACAGAACACGTAGTGTCTGTTCAGTCATCCGCACCGGGGCGCCCGCAATACCAGTGAGGTACGCCGTTCCGAGAGACCGGCAGTGTTCTAGGATCTCCTGTTCGATTCGGGCCACCTCGCTACCATCCCTCTCACTCATGACGCCGATTCGGACAGCACGCAGCTTCACGCCCATCTGACGGGATAGACCCTCTACTTCACCTCGCCCATCCATCGGCCCGCGCACGGCTCCACCGGGGAATAGCGCGTATGTCCCCGGTACCGGGAGGTAGTGGTCAGTCGACTCCTGAGCTGTTGACCGCGACATCATCGGGCCTCGCTGCGATAAGGCCCAACGCTCGGGAGCTGCGGCGCCAGCTGGTGATCGACGGCGTGCTGCAGTTCGTCGAGGATGTGCATGAGCTCTGCGCGCTCGCCGGCGCTGAGCTTCACCAGCGGTGCGTGCTTCAGTGTATCACGCCAGCGCCTCGCGCGGCTCGTCACGGTTCTCGCCTCTTCTTTCGTGTTAATCACGTGCCACTCCTGTCTAGAGGCGCCGTTGGCGTAAACTCCTCAAGAAGCCGATCCAATAGCGCAACCTTTTCGCGCAACACGTCAGCTTGTGTCTTTGCTGTGTGGAGGAGCCTCGAACTCGCTCCATCGAAATCGGCCGCAGCCAGCTTGCCGGCCGCACGCATGGCTATCGGATGTTCGAGCCAACGACGCGCTTCTCGAAATTCGAGGCCGAAGGCGGTGTACAAATCGCCAAGTTCCTTCTCCACGTGCGCGCGGCGCTCGCGCTCATTCTCCGCCTCTCGCCCGAGTTCCTTCCGCATCTGCTCCTGGATCTCAGCCCGAAGGGCCGTACGTGCTTGGAACTCTGCAGTGCGGTCGGCTAAGCGGTCCCGTTCCATCATCCGACCCAGGAACCGCGCAGCGACTTCGCGCGGAAGTACACGACTCGGCGCTTTTGCCGTCGCGTGCGCCCTCGTCATCATCTTTGCCCCAGTGAACTCAAGTAGCCCCCAGCCGACCGGCAGCTCATCAGCTCGCACGAGCTTTGGCGGCGTGACGACATAGAACGCGTCGACGACCTCCGTCCACTGCTCGGCCTTCTGAAACGCGGCGATCTCCCTCAACCAGTCGCCACGGTCGACCTTAATCTCAAACCCGACGATACGGTGCTCGCGTGATGCCCACAGGTTGAGCGCCACGACGTCAAGGCGCCGGCCGCCGAGGGTGACCTCGTGCTCGACCAGCCATTCGGGCGCCTCATATCGCTCTGCGATCGCGCGTTTCAGATCGAACGCGGTGAGCCATGTTGGCTCTTTGGAAATAGTGGTCATGGTCTGGCCACCCTGAACGACACTACCCACACCCACGGGTTCGCGTCCCACGCGCCCAATCCGTTGATCTGGTTCCAAAGCTCACTGTAGGCCCATCTGGCATTGGAGCAAGACATCGGCTGATACCACCCGTTCTTGCCACGGGTGATGCCTTCGGCGATCGCGTCCGGTTCACGGATGTCGTGCAAACGCTCCACGCGCACGTCGGTGATTTTGAGCGTGAGACGGCAAGCCCAGCGCGGCATGAAGATCGACGGCCGCCACTTCCGGTCTGCTGCCTTGTTGTCGATCGAGTAATTCTCCGAGCGGCTCAGTGTCGCCCATGTTTCGACGAGGCGTTCATCGTCAGGCGCGTCGCCGCCAAAGAAGCCGCGCACCGCGTTGTCGGCCGCATACCGCACGTACGGCTCGCCGTCATAGGTCCAGTCGGAGAATTGCCACGTCTCCCGCACCCACAGCCGGTCGCCGGGGACGCCGTAGGGGCAGCGCGGCAGCGGAATGCTGAAAACGGTGTCGCGGCCTGCCTGATACATCCCCCCGTAGCCATCGTCATTGAGCGCGAGGGCCATGTCGGGGTTGGCGTCCATCGCGCTCGCAGTGTCCGCCGTCAGCCCCTTGATCACCCGCCGCGTCTGCGTTTTCGAGCCGTCCAGCAGCGCCCGCACCATCGGGGCGCTGAAAAGAATGGGGCGCTCACGCATGTCGTGACCTTCCCTTGCCGCTGAAATCGGCAGCCTTTATGCAGGTCTGGAAGTGGCTCACGCCGCGGCCCTCGTGCTGCCCATCGCCGAACGCTCCTGATGGCGCATAGGCACCAACGACGCTGTCGCAGTCGACCGGCAGCTTCGAACCTTTAGGTGTGATGATCCAGTACACGGCCTCACCACAGCCGCGGCACTCGGCCTCGCGTGTTCCGGCTGGCACGTTGTACCAGTGGTACTTGATCTCACGCATTGCTCACCCCCAGCACACGTGCCGCAGACTCGACCTGATCCCAACGTGTACGATCACCTCCTGTGCGATCTGGATGCGTAGCAGCACGCGCCATCCGATACGTCTCGCGGAACCGCTCTGGCGTGCGTGGCTCCGCTCGCTCACCGGTAGCTTCTTCAAAGATCCGAATGGCTGCGGTGGAACCCATGGTGAGGCCAGTGGCAGAGGGCAATGCACGAAAGCCCTTGAACTGCTCGGCATCACGAACCGCTCCGTAGCGATCAATGGAGCGCAACGCATCGAGCGTGAGTAGGATAGCACGCACGTTGTGGTGCCAGACCTCGTGTGAATCGCAGGCGAAACGAAGGTCGCCGGCCTTTGGGTGCGTGAAGTAGAGCGCCACGCCAGGTGTTGCGGGCGAGGCGTCCGCTCGCATTCGACCGTCCTGGCGAATGTCCCGCGGGCTTCGGACGTCCACCTCGAGGAAAGCGTCCTTGGCATTGATGCGGCCCAGCTCCTGTTCAAGCTCACTGAGGGTAGCGCCGGCAGTGACCTTGAAGGCGAACCGACTCCTTCTCGCATCCGGCGGTGTCGCCGCACCCGGCCACGCGCGAAGCGGGCGGAACTCGACAGTGGTCCAGTCGTTGCGCATCAGTTGCTCCTCGACGTCGGCGCGTGGGATTTCAGGGCGGCGATCTCTTGCTCGTGTGCAAGCACCAGAATCCGCAGACGCTCCGGCACATTACCCGCATCTACAGGTATGCCAGCGCGATCAAGAATTTGAGATGCGAGCTCCAGCTCGACGGCCGTCTCTTCGAGATACCTCGACTCATCCAAGAGAATGCGCACGTTCTCGCGCGTGGTCGCGCGATACTGTGCTTCGATGTAGCCGTACATGCGCTTCAGATCCCACTCGGAAAGCGGGATCTCCGTGTCGCCCTCGCCGGTGATCGCACGAACCTGCGCGTCTCGATACGACTGGGTCTTCTTGTAGTGGTCAAGCCGTTTGATGGTCACCCGTCGATCCTCAGCGTCAGCGTGCTAGTGCGGGTCAAATCGTCAGCGATGTCTAGTGCTCGCGTCACGGCTTCATCGAACGTCGGTGCCACGATGGTGACGAGGTGACGTTCTTCCTCGCCGTATAACGTGACGTGCGAGTTGCGCGCGTTGTCGCGCTCGATGTGGTGCCCGTATGGCGCATCCATGAGGCGCGCCACGATGGGGCTGATTGGCTCACGCATCCCGCACCCCCTTTGTAGCGGCGTCATACTGTTCGGGGTGCAGCAGTCTATGCTGCCGTGCCAGCGCTAGATCAAGCCGCGTTCGTATGGCGTACCAGTTCGTTGTGTCGGGGTTCTCGCGCTCACGATCAGCAATCGCATAGCACGAACGCAGTAGCTGGTTTGCTTCGGCGACTTCAGCCTTCCAATCGTCCGAATTCTTCTCCGCCGCAACACTGGCTTCGGCGCTCGCGTGCTCACGAGTCGCCGCGAAGCATTCAGCGAGCCCACGATGCGTCGCGCGGTACTGCGACATCGGTCGCTTCTCCGTGGCCGGCAGGCCGCAGCGCGTGCAGGTCACCTGCGTCTTCTCCTCAGGCATGAGCCACCTCCACAATTCCGGCCGTCGCCTTCGCGGCGTCGTACTGCTGGATGGCCCACACGATGGCGTGACACGCCCATGTGAATCCGTAGGTGTACTCGCGCAGGATTTTGTCCCAGAAGTCCGGGAATACGTGCTTGCCGTTCACCTTGAACGAGGACGCGGCGTCGTACGCGGCCTGTTCGCCATCGTGGGCGTAGCTCAACACGCGGTCCCGAATATCATCCCGCACGTTTGCGCGTTGGATCGCGTTGAGGTCATCTCCGTTCGACTCGCGCCACTGGCGGTACCCGCGCACGATGGCTTCGCGGAAGTGATCGGCGCTGAACTCCATGTACCGGCCACCCTTAGCGGTCGCGGTGAGCTTCTCCGCCCAATAGCCGAGGTTGACGCGCCCGTGGTCGTGCCGGAAGAACGTGAACATGTCGGTCAGCCGCGCAAACACGTAGTCGTCGCAATCTCCACCGATGTACAGGTGTCCCGGCCACGTGACCACGCGGAAGGAATAGGCGCCGCTGCCGGGGCGCCCGAAGTGCAAGCAGCGATGCACGCCGTTGTCGATCTCGACGGTCATCACGTGCTGTGCAACGTCTTTCGTGAACTTGTTGGCAACCTGCTGCTCTAAGCTTTTCTTCATACGTTGCTCTCCGCTTCCACACGGGTGGATACCATTGTGCGTAGCGTCTGCTCGTGCTGTTGCACGATGCGCCACGCCCGATTCTCTGCGATTGATTCAGGCCTGCGTTCGACGATTGCGGTCCACTCGTCCACGGCGCGCTGGTATTCCGTGATCGCCTTTTCCAGCGGGGTGCTGCCGACGGCATCCGCGGTGGTGCGGCTCATCGCGCCGTCCGCATCGCGAAGTCGTAGAAGCCGACGTAGTTCGCGCGCAGCTGTTCCTCGAGGCCACGGTTGAACGTGCCCGCGAGATCGAGGCGCTTCGGGAGCGTGATCCTCGTACGGAAGAACCACACCGCGTCGTACTCGCTCCGCTTGCCCAGCTGCTGGCGAACGAAGATGCCGACGTTCTCCTTGACGAAGTAGAACCGCGTGTTCTTCCGGAAGCCGCCGCGCTTCTTGGCTCCGCCTTTGTACTGATTGGCGAACTCGTTTCCGCCGGCAATCGCCCGACGCGTGGTCAGACCAATGGCGGCCGGGTAGAGACTCCGCGCAACGCCCTTGGTGGCGCTGCGGAGCCCAGGTGCAGGGATCGTGAAGCCTCCGACCGCCAGCTCATTCCGCTGCGTGCGATACAGCGCGCTTGAGCTGGCTGAGCCGCCGTCGTCCTGACGAAGGATCAGGGCGCCGAAGCGCTTGAAGAGATCCGTCCGGGCCGCGACGCCACCACCGATGATGCGCAGGGTGGCGTTCGGCTGGCCGCGCCGCGTGTCGGCTCGGTCCTCGCGCGCAAACCGTACAGCGCGGCGGAACTGCGTCCGCGCCGACGCCTGGCGAATCGTCAGGTTGGTGGAGATGTGATCCTGAATGAGCTGCTGCCGCTCCTCGATCGTGCGATTCTTTGCAAGGTCGAACGCAAAGACGTGTTGCTTCTGCTGGTTGGTGATGTCACGGAGGATCGGGCGCTCATCGAACTTGACGCGAAACATCAGGCGTCCCTCCGAATCCAGAGATCCACCCCGCGCTGCTCGCGGTGCACTGTCTGCGTGGGCAGGCAGAGCAGATGGAGATGCGCCGGCGAGTCATCCGCCACGAAGCCTTCCTGCACCAGCACATCGACCGGCCACTTCATGGAGCTGCAGAGCTCCACCATGTCGCGCAGTGACCACAGACGGAACTCGATGCGGACGATGCTCCACTGCTCCCACGGCGTGGCGGGCCGACGCCAGCCGGCCGCGTCGAGGGCAGCGCGCGCACTACTTTGGTATACCTGCTGCTCGAGGTAGTAGAGCGGCATGGCCTTCTTCAGGTACGTCTTGCCGAACTTGCGCGTGCGCCGTTTGGCCAGCTCAATCATGGCGTTGAACGCCGGCGGCTCCGGTAGGGTGACGCGCACGACTGCCCCGACCTCGACCTCTGGCTGCGTGATGCGCTCGTACGGCGACGCGGTGGTGCGGTAGTTGTGGGTGCGCATCAGGCGGGCCTCTTGGTCTTGGCGAGCCGATCGCTCTCGCGCACGATGCTGATGGCGATTTCGAAGTCTTCGTCGCTGATGCGTCCTTCCCGCACCGCCTGCGAGGCGGCGCCGGGGGCGGCGTTCTTGTACAGCACGCCCCACACTTCCTGTGCGAGCTCGCGATTGCCGAGCAGGCGTTCCGCGCGAACGGACAGCTCGTGGATGCGGCCGGGCAACGTCTTGGGGCGCTGCTCGGTCAGGGTGAGCGGCGGGCGCCAGTGGTCGAAGTCCACCTTCCGGGCGTACCGCGCGAACGAGGCGATCGTCGGGATCGTCGTCCGCCCCTTGGCGTCGATGTGCTCCTCGTCGCGAAGCCAGCGCCCCGCGGCGTCCATGATGGCCTCGAGGGAGATGCGCACCAGCGCAGCCGCCCAGTCTTCGACGTACTCGCGTTCCTTGGCCGGCGGGACGTCGAAGATCGCGCCCTTCGGCAAGTGCTCCCGCAGCTTCTCCAGCGCGTTCTTCGTCGCGCCGTATAGCGGCAGGCCTATGATCGGCTTGGGTCCGTTGGCACTCATGCGACACTCCGGTAGTCGATGCCGAGCCGGTCACACTCGGCGATGGCGTGTGAATCCCCCTGCTGCGCGTACTCGATCAGCACCTTGCGATGCTCGGTTTCGCGTTCGCGTTCGGCATCGGGGCCGGTGCGCTTGCCTGGCATGCCTGGCGACGACAGGCGGCGATGGGCGCTTTCGACGAACGTCAGCAGCTGCTGCGCCTTGATGCTCTGGCCGGGTGGGTTGGTGTCGAGCAGCTCCTCGATGCCGAGCACCACGGCCTCCCACGAGACGGCACGCATCCCGCTCGTGCCGAGGCCCTTGGTCCAGCCCGCGATGCGGCGGACCCAGCTCGCCAGTCGGTCCGGCAGGATCCGCTGCTCGACGAGGAACAGGCCGATGGCTGCCCGGGCTGGCTCGTGCTCGACGTCGGCTAGCAGCTGGGCCATCTGGTCGGCGAAGCTGAGCGTCTCGGTCGGCGCGCGCATTCGCTGCCGGTACTCCGGCAGGGTCTCGCCTGGCAGCAGCGTTTCGCTGTGCTCGGGGCGCGAAGCGACCACGGCCAACGGCGGGGCGGCGGCGGGGAAAGATCCCTCCCCGCTAGGGGAGGGAGATAGGGGTTCAGTACCAGATACAGATACAGAGCTACCCGAACCCCATTGGGGTTGCGATGGGGTAGCCATAGGGTACCCTACCGGACCCCCATCGTTCTTCGGTGGGGTGTGCTTCTGTTCTGGGGTGGGGTCCGCTTCCTTTTCGCCACGCTTACCCCATCGCTTTTCGGCGCCGACGCGACCGCTTTCGGAGGCGTCCTTCTTGAAGGTCTCGCGCTCCTCCTGCACCGCGGCCAGCGTGGTGTTGCGGCGACCGCCCTGCTCGAAGATCGGGAAGTGCGGCTCGAGGAGTGGCCATGCCCGCTTCCACTGAGCAGGGCTCAGCTTCGTCAGCAGCCGGAGCGTGGCCGGGCTCTCGGGGAGCTCACCCGCGACCCACTGCCGGCTGAGCAGGCGGATGTACGTGCCCTCGACCTCCGGCGGCATGGTCTCCACCGACACGCTGTTGAGCCACGCGCTCGGATAGAACTGAAAGGCGGGCTGGCGCTTCGGGGCAGGCATCAGCGTGCACTCCGCTTCGGCAGGCCGTACTGCTTGGCAAAGGCGGGGCCGCAGCGCGCGCAGAGGTACCGGACCCGGACGGCCGGAGTATCCGCGGCTGATTCAACGCGCGCATAGTACTCGCCACGGATGGCGCCGCCACGCACGTTCGCGGGTGAGAGGCACTCGCGGCCGGCAGCGCAGCCCACGCGGTGCTCGTCGGACATCATGTGCCGAGGCCCTTCGGGGCAGTCGGCATCGTCCCGATGATACAGGGCGCCGGAGATCTGGCTGCGGGCCATCAGCGGCCATCCTCATCGATGGCGTTGGCGAACGCCCACACGGCCACGAAGATGGCCGCGAACGTCAGGAGCAACACCACGGGGTGGTAGGCGCGGAACGCGGAGAACACGTAGTCAACCACGGAACACCTCCACCGCTTTCAGCACGAGGGCCACGGTGCAGAGCAGGAGGAACCACGCGGAGAGGATCGCCACGACGAGATAGCCGCAGCCGTTCCGGTCTCCAGCGGTCGCGCGGTCACGGGCGATGGCCTCGTCGACGAGGCGCTGATCGGAGTGGCTCAC